CACTGGGGCTAATTGCACCACTAAGTAATGCAGCTAATGCTTTAAGTACTGAAAATAATCTGAGTAAACCAGCTATAGCTGAACCTTCAACCGCCAAGGCGGTTTTTTTGGTTTCTAAGCCTAAAAGTTTGGTAGCAGTAAAAAAGAACCTAGATGTTCTACATAAATATCAAGATGCTGTTAGTCTTACAGATCGTCAACTAAAGGAATTGCTATATGCCGTTGGTTTTCGTGGCCAAGGCTTGGTGAAGGCTTGGGCTGTAGCCAAGAAGGAGTCTAACGGACGACCACTGGCTTTTAATGGCAATGTAAAGACTGGTGATAACTCTTATGGAATATTCCAAATTAATATGCTTGGAATGTTAAAAGAAGGTCGTCAGGACAAGTTTGGAATAAACTTTAATAGTGAGCTTTTAAATCCTGTTATTAATGCACAGGTTGCATATCATATGAGTAACGGTGGAAAGAATTGGTCTGCTTGGAAAGGTATGACTCCAAGAACTAAGTTCTGGATGTCCAAGTTTCCTGCCTAAGTTTACCCAAACTTACTACTGCTAATATGATTCATTTCAATATGATTTATATTAAAATGGCTTGGCAACTCTGAAACCCATCTAATAGACTCCGCAAGATCTTCAGCAGTTAATGCTATGTCACGTTTTTCTACTTGTGTGTCAATTGTTCCTGGGCATATTTCAGTAACCTTAATTCCGTATGCAGGGAACTCTAGCCTCATTGTATCAACTAAAGCCATCATGCCTCTTTTGGCATTAATATAATTTCCACCGCTGCGATATGGAACTTTTCCTCCTAAAGAGCTGACAAATATTATTGTTGGAGAATCAGACCTTTGCATACATGGAACAAAAAGCTGAGATAGATACATTGGTCCAGATACATTTATTTCGTATGCTATTCTAAAGTTATCCATTGTTTCATTAATAAGCATTGTTGGACCTGATCCACCGCCTGCGTTGTTTACTAAAAGATCAAGTGTAATGTCTTTATATTTTTCAAAAAATGCTTTAATTTCATTAGGATTTGTAATATCCATCTTATATGTTTCAACATTATCTGATACAAGCTCATTGACCTTAGAAAGGTTTCTAGAGACAGCTATTACCTTGTAGCCACTCTCAGAAAGAAGTTTTACTGTAGCATAGCCAACGCCCTTGCTAGCCCCCGTTACTATAGCTGTTTTCATCTATTGTCCGTAGGCTGTGTACCGCCAGATAAATCGTTATACCAGTGCATAGGGATCATGTACTTAAAACCACTTTTTACAAGGTGTGCTGTATGATGATAAGGAGGAGAGGATGGGAATATAATTACGCTTCCAGCCTCTGGTTTAATTCCTATTGTTATTCTATCTGAGTCTTTTGATACATCATAGTCTTCTTCTGGCTTACCCTGAATAATTGGAGCATCTGGAGATTCTATTGTAAAGGACAACTCTCCACCCTCATAATCATCATTTAAATAAATAACTAAGGAGTATCTAAGTCTAGTGTCGCCTTCTTGTTGGTCAAAGTGTGCACCCATAAAAGTTCCAGCGCTGTACTTTTTAATGTCAAAAGCTGGAAGAATCATTGGCTCCTCCATGTCTCCTTTTGATACTGCATAGTCTTTACAGACATTGTAAAATAAGTCAGTAATTGTGTTATATATATAACTAACAGGGTTGCTATCTTTATCTGCCGTTTTTTCAAAATCAGATGGCTCAATAGTTTTTTGAGAACCATATAGATACATTTCTCCACTACAGGCTGTCCACTCATTCCACTTAGTTAAAGAAGTTCCAAAGTCTTCATTCTCAGTGGACTCAATGATCTCTATAAACTTTTTTGGATCTGGGATTGCATTTTTATAATAATATATGTTTTCTTCAAGTATTTCTCTTTGCATTACATTACTCCCATGTTAGATTTTTGAGGATACATGTCCATGTGGTTATGTATCCAGTGTCCAGGAACCATGTACTTTACACCAGACTTTACGGTATGCGCTGTATGAAAGTATGGTGCATATGCTGGAAATATAATTACGCTATTTGCTTTAGGCTTTACTCCAAAATCTATTGCTTTGTTGGCAACAGCAACATCATAGTCTAGGTCTACATGAGGGGCACCGCTAACCCATCCTTCTGAGCTATTCCATCCTCCGTCATAGTCTTTTAGCTGGAATGATATTTCTCCACCTTCACAGTCATCGTTTAAGTACATCACCAAAGAATATCTTAATGTTTGATCACCGTCTAACTGATCAAAGTGTGCGCCCATGGCCATACCAGTATTGTATTTTTTAATATTAAAAGTTGGGAACAGTCTAGGTTCATCAAAATCACCAAGAGAGGATGCGTAGTCTTTACATACATCATATAGAGTTTTCATTATTGCATCATATACGTATTTGCTTTTTTCAGCTACTTCACCATCTATTCTGCTTATTTGATTTAAGTCAAATGTTTTGGTTTCTCCATATATAAAAGTTTTATCGTTAGATGATGTCCAGCTATTCCAAAGATTAACCTCTGAGTCTTCTGGTGTGCCAAGTTCGTCAAGATCTTTAAGTGTTTTTTGAAAGGTTTCAAAATTCTCTATTGCATCTGTATAGTAATAAACCTTTGGGTCTAGCTTTTCTACATTCATCTTTTCTCCTTAGTATTTATTATTTTCATAAAAATCTGTTATCTTAATAAAACCAACCAAAACATACCTTATTGGACCTTCTCCAACATGTTTAACTCCGTGCTCAAACTCTTCATTTCCTGGAAAAATTAAAAGCGATCCTGGTTTTGGTCTTAAAGAAATATCTTTATTTTTAAAGAAAAGCTCTCCGTTTACATAGTCATCATTTAGATATAAAATAGCAGCATACTTGATTGATGGATCTGTATGTTGATCTGTATGTGATTTTAGCTCAACTCCTGTTTGCATTCTTTGTATAGTTGCAAAACCGCTTAAATTTAAAGAATTATCTGCTTCTAAAACAAGTTTGTCAAGTCTAGTATATATTGTTTTATATATTGGATCTGAAGATATGTTTAAGTTTTTATCTTCCCAGCCCTGTGTTATTTCAAATTTTCCTTCAGCAACCAGATTATCAACATCGCTTCTTCCAAACTTTTCTAAACAAAATCTTTTTAAATTAGACAAATACTCAATATACCAATCATCCTCTGGTGTTTTGTTTATAAGATCAAGGATGTAGTCTAGCTCCTCTTTGTGTAAATAGTCTTCAATTAATAAAAGGTCAGGTACTATTTCTTTTACATTAAAGTTATTTTCCTTTAATTCTTTTTCTAAAAAATTAGCCATTTTTATAATTCTTCTGCCTTATATTTGTTTCCGTCTTTATCAAGCTTCCAGCCCTGCTTTAGAAGTTCTTGCCATTCTGCTCTTTCAATTTCTTGCTTGGCTCTGGTTTCTTTCATTTCTTCTGCCCAAGCATCTCTAACTTCTTGAGGATAAGCATCTTCTTCTCTATCATCCCAAAAAGATCCAATTGTATATCTTACTCCACTTTCTATTAAAGATACTTCGTGCATATTATTAAATCCCCCGTCAAAAACAGCAAGCATTCCAACTTTTGGTTGAATCTCTATGTTCTGATCTGGGAACCTCAAAAGCCCACCTGTAAAATCATCGTTTAAATATAAGAATCCTGCATATCTGCTTCTTGTAAATGCTCCAGAGTTTCCGTGTTCATCAGTATTGTCTGAATGAATTCTTGCATATGCTCCTGGCTCCCATTTTTGGGTGTGGTATCCAATTTTAGAAATTGTTTTTGGATCAAGATCATGAACTGATGCTATTGCCTCTGGCATTTTTGCTTCAATGTCTGAAAAAATAGTTGGAGGCAATCCAGCATCAAGTACTTCTTGATCATTATCTTGTGGTAGAACAGAAGAGTATGATTCATAGAATGATATAGGCATCCAAGAAAGCGCTCCGTTATCTGCTTGAGCATCTAGGGCTTGAATCATTTTTTTACACTCTTCACTAGTAATAAAATCTTCATAGATAACGATATCTTTTGTTATTCTAGTTTTATTATTTAGATTCATTGTAATCTTACTCCATTTTCTATAACGTCTCTTTGTGGATGATCTAGTCTAAACTGTTTGTGTAATTCGGGTTGCATTTCTGCCCAAACCTCTTTACCAAATTGTTTTTCTTTTTCATACCACTCGTCGGATCCTTTTTCATATTTTTGCCAGTACATTCTTGCTAAAAATTTATTTTTATTATAAGCTGGCATTACACCATGAAGATAAGGCTTTCCATCTTCTGTTAAATAGTCTGGGTGGCCTGATGGAAACACCAACATATCTCCTGCTTCTGGCTTATATTTTACAAGTTTGTCTCCCATTACAAAGTCAACTTCTCCGCCTTCATAATCATCATTAAAATAAATTGTACAGGTGATTACAAACTTATATCCTGGAGCATCTCTTTGCTCTCTAGTATAGTCTGAATGATAGTTCATTCCAACTTTTTGATTACTATCGCTTACGTGATATTTTCCTATTGATCCACCTGACCATTGCCATGTTGGAGTTGTATATCCTTGTTCATCTATAGAGATTGCATCTTTGTCTACCTCTATGTTATTTCTGTTAATATAGTCTTCTGTAACTAGAAAAAAGTTGTCTAGCATTTCTATAAAAAAGTCTTGTTGTTCTTTTTGAGTTATTGTTGTTGGCTGAAGCTCTTTTATATTGGCATAAGGCATCATCTGATTAAAAGAAGGGAATATTGGACTTAAATATTCTCCAAAATGAGACCACTTGGTCCATGGACTAAAAAGTCTATCTTCTGACTCTACCAATGAGTCTGTTAAAATTTTGTAAGACTTCTGAATATCCCTAAACATGTTTTTATAGACAAGAATATTGGGATAAATCTCTATTGGCTCAAGGTTTTGTTTTTCCATTTACGGTTTCCTGTCCCCTGTGTGCTCTGTAATTTCCCAAAAAAATGGGCAAGTAAACCTAAGTCCACTTTTAATCTCTGTTACTCCGTGAATGTAATTCATGTCACCTGGAAAAAAGTAAGCAGCACCTTTCTTTGGCTTAAACTGAACTCCTTGGTTTGGGAAATATAATTCGCCACCTTCGTAATCTTCGTTTAAATAGAAAAGGCTTGAAAGATCGTAGTTTGGAAAATCATTTGGCAATCCAGCATCTGGCCCTTCATGCAACTCTTTGTCAGCATGAGGTTTTTGAAATTGTCCTGGAAGCCATTTAACAATAGTAGTTCCAGTTGGAGTTACTTTAACTTTATAAAATTCTTCTACAATTGGCTTAAGTCTTTGAAATAATCCCGCAATAACTGGTGATATTTTTGGGTCATTTTTGTCTAAGCTTGGTTGTGTTGCAACCCTATCTTTCCAGTACTCTGAGTCATAAACAACTGTTCCGTTTTCATTGACATGGCTTTCTGTAACATCCCAAATTGTTAAAGACTTTGCAGCCTTTTCTAAAAAGTCCATTTCTTCTTGAGTCATAAAATTTTCAAGCTCTACAATCATTTCTTTTCCACTGCCAAACCAACCAGAAGGTGTTAATGAAGGCTTTCTAACTACAACAGAAGCGTTTATATTGTCCATAATTAGATTATACCATTTCCTTTTTCTTTTGTGTTGTCCTTAACAGAAAGACGCAAAACCTTGGTTTCATGAGAGCCAACACTCTCACCTTTTTCATTTATTGCGTCCCTATACCAATCAGTCCACTTACCTGATTTATTAATTTCTTGTGCAGCTTCACCATATGATTGATGTGCCATCTGTCTTTTACGATCTGGATCTGAATAGTCAAAAATTTCAATAACGCTATTATCCATAGCAGATAAAGAAACTGGAACTATAGTGGCCAAAGGGGTTCCAGCTTTTATTGTTATTTCTTTATTAGCTGACCTTGCTTTAATTGCTAAAGGAAATGCAGTATCTAGCCATGAAGTGCTTATTAAGGAAGACATTGTTTCAAAATCTTCATTAAAATAGTTTACTGGATTAATAGTAAACATACTAACATCTTTTTCAGTTCTAAAAGTTAGTCCTGTGTGGAAGCTTACAGTAGATTGACCTCTGCCAGTATAGGTTATATCTGATCCTTGCAAAATAGTAACGTTATCAGAGCTTGTGTCATTAATTCCATTCCAAATAAAAACAATATCATCTGTACATGAAAGATTCCAACCAATCATATTTGCCTGTGTAACTGGAAAACACCTATAAGCATGTTTTTCTGGAGTCACATCCATCCAATCTCGTTTTATTGACATTGGAGAGATTATAATCTTTGAATCTAAAGATCTTTCAACAGATATATTTAACATTATTCTTCCTCTGCAACATACATTTCTGGTGTATGGAACTTTTTGTTATAATCAAGCATAGTTACGATAGAGTATTTTGTACCAGCATGTACTGGCATAGCTCTATGAGGATACATAAAGTTTGAAGGGAAAATAAAAAGATCTCCAGCTTCTGGCTTAACTGTAAGGTTCTGTAGTCTAAAGTACAGCTCTCCGCCATCATAGTCATCGTTAACATATGCAACTAAAGATACTGTACAGTTATAAGAAAACCCATGATCATGATGCTCTTGAAAGTGTTGTCCTGGACCATATTTAATGAAGTTAAATGCTTCCCAGTACTTTAAATTCATAATGTTAAACTGTTGTCTATAATCTTCAACTGCTGGAAACTGTGCATCATAAACATCTTGCCATAAAGATTGAAGGTTTAATGATGTTTCGCTAGTGTCGTTTTCAATGTCTGTTTTTTTAAACTTAAAGTCATTGCAATCTCTATACTCTGGCATTAATTGCTTATAGCCAACATATGCTGGATACCAGTGATAGCCAGTTGTGTCACCTTCTGGCTTTAAGTTTGCCTCAATTCTTTCAATTACTTTAATTTCATCCTTTATTACATTTTTATAGCAAATGATTCCATTGCCGTAGTCTATCTTATCTGTCCAAGTTTTCATTATTACCCCTTTTATTTGTATTCTCTTCTAGACCAAACTTTATTTTTATAAATACCGCCGTCTGGTTGGCGGAAAAGTTTTACATTTTCGGTTCTTTCTTTGTATATTGTTTCTGAGTCTAATATTTCTAACTGATGATCCCAGTTTTCTCTTTTAAATGGCAATATCTGCATATACGGTGTTCCTGCTGGAATAGTTCCTTCCCAATCCTTAATTAAAAAAAATGGAAAAGTTCCAAGCTGATGAACTTTATCACTATCAACAACCCCTGTAGTATTTAAAAAAGGTAAATCAAACCTATTCATTGGTTGCATGAATAGAGCACTATATCCATCTGGTAACTGTAATCCCCAATCAGAAAACCAGGCAAAATGAGTTTTATGATAGCCCTTTGGTTGTTCAAATTGTGCCATTTCTGATCTTTGCGTACAAAAATCTTTGTGTTTTTGATCATCAATTTTAACGTCTATTATTCCATACGCATTTTTAAAAAAAGTAATATCACATGGAGTTTTTAAAACATAGCCTGTTGAAAAAGCATCCATAATTGCTGGGCAAGCTTTCCATGTTGGAATTTTTCCATAATCGCTGGTTGTACCTTCTTTTGGAAAAGGGCAAACTTGTGCTGATGCTTCGTAGTATTCACCATTAACTTTTTTTGCAAATCTATCTGCTTTTTTATACCATTCTGGAATCGTATCCTGTGTTGGTGAAGGAACAGACTTGCTATCTTTGTTTAGCCATGGCCTAAAAGATCTAAAAACTACATTTTGTGAATTCATAGATTTTACTTGTGCCCTAGTTCATTTATATCTGTCATAACAACAACACAATATTTTGTTCCTGACTCCATAGGCAGAGAGGCATGCTCGTATATGTAGTTAGATGGAAAAATTGCAATGTCTCCAACTTTTGGTTTATAGACTAAGTTGTCTAATCTTGGAAACTTTAGATCTCCTCCAACATAGTCATCATTTATATATATTACAGCAGAAACGGTGCAATTATATGCTGGACCGTGATCAGCATGAATATTAAAGTGTGTTCCTACACCTTCATATTTTACAAAGTTAAATGCCTCATAATACACTACACTTATTCCCCAGTATTTAGCATAGTCATCTATACAGTATTTTAGTTTTTGATATATCTCTTCATGTAGATCTAGTAGATGCTCATTGTCGCTATTTCGTGGTCCTAAATTTTCTTGCTTGTACTTAAAATCAACGCAGTCTCTTGCTTTTTTAATTGGGTTTGGAGAATTTGTAACTGTAGCATCTGACCAATTATAAACTTTATCATTTCCAAGGTTTGACTCTAAAGTGTTAATGTATCTGTTAGCATCATCTAAAGAAAATGTATTTTTATACATGTGTAGACCTAAAGCTAAATTTTCAACAGAGATTCCATTATCTAAAAATCTTTCTGCTACACGATTAGAAACAGTTTCTGACCTGTCTTTAGTAAACCAAGGATTTTTATTTTCATCTTGTTCATACATTAAATATACCCCCCAATAATTTAATTTAAGTATACCATAATTCAAGTAAAACTTTTTTAACAAAAAAAACCCTAATGAATGTTTTATTTAAACAAACACTAGGGAATTTTTATCTCTTAGACGAAGAATCCTCCACCTGGTGATCCGAATCCTGGGAAGAACGGTCCAACGAATCCTGGGAAGAACGGGAAGAACGGTGGGAAGAATGGAGGTAGTGGTGCAAATGATGGGAAGAACGGGAAGAACGGGAAGAACGGTGGGAAGAATGGGAAGAACGGTGGGAAGAATGGGAAGAAAGGAGGGAAGAATGGGAAGAATGGAGGGAAGAAAGGTGGGAAGAAAGGAGGGAAGAACGGAAAGAATGGAGGGAAGAACGGTGGGAAGAAAGGAGGGAAGAACGGGAAGAATGGAGGGAAGAATGGCGGGAAGAATGGTGGGAAGAAAGGAGGGAAGAAAGGAGGGAAGAATGGGAAGAACGGTGGGAAAAATGGTGGGAAGAACGGTGGGAAGAATGGTGGAAAGAATGGTGGGAAGAACGGAGGAAAAAATGGAGGGAAGAATGGAAAGAATGGAGGAAAGAATGGACCAAAAGTAGAAACAACAGGATTAGACGCTGCAGATGCAAGAGATGTTCCATTTGCATTTGTTGCGGTAACAGTATATGTATAAGTTCCTGCTGCTACTTCTGTAAATGCAATAGGAGATGATGCGCTTGTTGCTGTACGCCCAGAAGTTGATGTTGCTGTAAATATTGTTACTGATTTATTTCCATTATTGTTAGCTGTAAATGGAACAGAGACAACTCCAGAAGTTCCTCCAGATGCTGTTCCAATTGTTGGAGCTTGTGGCACTGATGTTGGTGCAACTGCGTTTGATGCAGCTGATGCAGATGAAGTTCCTGCTGCATTTGTTGCGGTAACAGTAAATGTGTAAGAGGATGAAGGTGCTGTATTTAATCCTGCAACAACAATTGGTGAAGATGATCCTGTGTTAGTAAATCCACCAGGTGATGAAGTAACTGTATAGGTAGTTATTGGAAGCTTACCATTAAATGTTGGTGCTGTAAAAGTTACTGATACTTGTCCAGCATTGTAAGCTAGATTTCCGCCAACATCTGTAGCGGTCCCAATGGTTGGTGGTAGTGGTGCTGACTTACTTTGCGCTTCTACGACACCAGGCTTTTTAGGACTCATAGCAGTAATTGTACCATAAGATTATACAGTTTTTGATATTTTACCTAACAGATATATAAATAGATTTGGCAACCATTGAAGCATCATTATCTGTCAATATTTGTGGCAACCCACCATAGTTTCTAACCATGTCATTTTCTATAAAAAAGGTGTGCTCTAGTGACATGTCGTATGAGAACTGATATTTTAGGTTTCCAGCAAAGGTAGTAGGCCAAAAATCAGACTCTGGTATATAGGTTCTAAACCAAACCTCAGTGTTGTTGGTAAGGGTAGTTAGAATAATATCATAACGTACTGTTACAATTGATCCCACCTTTAGTGCTTTAAGGTTGATTTTTTGTGATTGTGAATTATATAACGAAACGTTATTTTCGGGTAAATAAAGTTCATTGTTCTTGCCCCTACAATCAAAGCTAAAGCTAACCCAGCCATCATTTCCTTTTGTTGCACCAAGAGTAATATCTTTTTGATCTTTATTTGTATAAAGAGCCCAACCAGTTCTTTGACCTGATGGAGACAAGCTGCTTTCTCCTGCTATTCCATCCCTACCGTTTTTTCCATCTTTACCAGGTTTTCCAGGCTCTCCCTGTGGTCCTTGTTTACCTTCTGGTCCAGAATCGCCTTTATCACCCTTTGGGCCCTGCTCTCCTTGTGGTCCAGGTACAGCTATAAAAGAAACTGACTGCTCAAGTTGATAAGAGTTGTTTACATTATCTGAATATTTTTTAGACTTACCTGGAAAATCCATGCTAGTTGACATGGACTGATTTTATTTCTTTACCTTAAAAACCTTTTTTCCAATTTTTATAACTGGTGGAAGGTTTGTTTGAGATGTCTCAACTTTAATGACTGGCATTATAAACCTCCAGGGGTTATGTCACCCAGAACACAAATTGTTCCAAGTACTGGAGTCCAAACAGTTGGTTCTATATCATCTTCTCCAGCGGGTATGGTTGCCTGTAGGTCAAATGGTAATTCAGATACTATTGAAGTATATTTTGTTCCCCAGTTTTTTGTAAGATCTGCTGATGCAAAAATTGTTACGGTATGACCAGAGATATTGACTGCTAGCTCATCAAGAAAATCACCAGATACGTCATAGGCAGTTGCTGCAAAGTCCCAATCCTCTATGTCCCAGCCAGTGGATTCATCATCTTCAAGAAATTGAACAGCTAGGCTTGATGAATCTCCACGAACAACTGTCCACTGTATGTGAGCTGGAGTTGCTCCTAATTTTTCTATTGCTGGGGTGCACATATGATTGATTATACCATAAAATAAAGCTAGTACTCAGACGCAGTGGGGTGGGTTAGAATCTGAGTACTAGCAGACTTAAAGTATAACATTATTTATTTAAATATATACAAATTGGACATTTTAGACATAAAAATTTTATAAAGCCAGGGTATTTGAAATTGTTACAAAAAAGTTATAATGATAAATATACCAAATGTCCGTTTTATACACAATAGCCAGAATAAGGATAGTGTATACTTAAAATATATAAAGAAAAGAATATACTGTATAAGGGTTTTTAAAAGATATTATATAGTTAATATATATTCCAATTATTACTTATAGACAAAGTTGAATATTTTATCTTTTGACCTTTATACAATACCACAATATCTTCCTCAAATTTATCTTTAAAGTCGTGGCAGTGTTTTACATAGTCTTTATTGAAAAGTATTTTATCTTTGTTGATACTGCAAATATCACAAAAAATTTGCCAACACGGGTAGCCATCAACAAGAGAATTTAAAGAAGAACCTTTTGCTTCAAGCATTATTTTTTCTTTTTTATACTCTAATATTATTTTATCTAGCATTGATTTTATAATGGTGCTATTTTTAACTGCAGCAAAATTTGAATTATTAGAACAATTCTCGTAGCTATCTGTTTGATATCCTGGTGGTGTACATATCATTTCTTGGTTATTATAATCATTTAAAAGCAAATCATCTAAAGTCATTAGGCATATAGAGTCCATATCAGCATAAAACCCACCATTGTTATAGATAGTGACAAGTCTCCATATGTCTGCTTGATTTACCCCGCTAGAAGCCTTATAGCACTCATACAAAAAGCTGTCAAATGACTCTATGTCCTTTTCCCTAGATTTTGAGCTAACATATTTATGCTCCCAATCAGGATTAAGATTTTTCCAAGTATGTATTACGTTTAATTGATTATTTTTAAGATCTAAATATTCAGGCTCATGTGTCTGCCATATTATTTTTGGAATCATAATATATTATAGATATATTATTTGTCAGTATTGGCAATATGTTTAATCAAGATTCTATACATCTCGTCAAGCTTTGATTCTTGGCGATTTCTAGATTCAATAGAATCTATTCTTTGCTCGTCTAAAGCAGCCTCTAGTCTATTAACCTGGTCTCTTAAGCTTGATCCAGAATTCGGCTTAAGCTCGCTTAGGTAATGCTTTACAAGCCATCTTACAGCTAAACCGAATGATGAGACAATTGTAAGAATTGCTACAATCAACGAAGCCCAATCTTGAATTGTCATAATAAGATAATTATATCATTATTTAAGATAAAGTTCGGCGGGTAGATACAAAAAAATAAAGTGCTGCCTTTAAGTTTCGCCAGTAAATGAATTGTATTAAAGTCGTCGCCGAAATAGAGATATCAAACCATTACACAGACACACATGGATTGACACAATCCCAACATGTCTGATACACTGGGTTTACTATGCTTGATGAACTTAGAAATGTTTTAATTGGTGGCTTGCTATCTAAATTGGCAATCCATCATTCTGTATATCGTTTACCTTGTACATCTGAATTTTTAGAAGAACTAGTTTCCGATGTCCTAAATGAAAACGGTATGCCAAATGATTGGAAGCCTGATAGAAGCCATAGCATCAGTATAGACATGACTTTAGATACTGGGCATAGTATAAGTGTCAAGTCAGGAAGATATGACCCAGAGAAGGCTACATTGGTTATATCTGGGTCTAGGCTTGGCAAACACGAGACATTAGAGAAGATGGTAGAGTCTGTTGCATCTACTCATGCTGATTACTATGTGTGTTTAGCCAAAGCAGACCAGGATTGGTCCTCTATCCCGTCAAAAATTGATCCTAAGACATATCATCTATTTGTCTTTGAAGCAATAAACCTTGATTATGGTTTTGAGCATTGGTCAAGAAAAGAATCTAAGCATGGCAAAGGCTATAAATATGTAATGGATATACCAGGAATGTCTGCTACTATACGTCCTACTATGTCTCATCAGTTGTGGACTACAGTTTCTTGTGATATCATTGGTATACCGACAAAATTGGAGATATTATGAGCAAAGAGGTTCGTCCTTGGGATCTTATTAATGGTTCTCCTAGAAGTCCTGAAGAGCTTGAGCAATACCGTTTATCAATATGTAAAACGTGTGAGTTCTTTCGTAAAGGCAATCAGACTTGTATGAAGTGTGGTTGTTTTATGAAGCTCAAAACTAAATTAGAACAAGCAAAATGTCCAATAGAGAAATGGTGATAAAATGACTGAAGAACAAAAAAAGACAGAAACAGTTGTCCTTATGCTAAACAGCCTTAATGAAGACAACAGAAACATTTGTTTGCAAAATGGAATGAATGCACAAGAAGTTGAGGAAAAGATTGAGCAAAGCCAGCAATCTCTAGCCTTTATGCTAGCAAATGTATACGATAAGCTAAAGGAGGCGAACATAATTGCCTAAGCATTACTATAAGCCTATACTGAGCGTAATAGAAGAGACTTACAAAGAAAATGCTCAAAAAGATTACAGCCCAGGATTAAACGTTGAAGAAAGTGTTAGGATTATCGTTGAAGCAGAAGAAGAAAAAACTGCGTACGAGTCTCTATACGGCTTTGTTGATATACGCATGTGGGAACTAGAAAAAACTGAAGACTAAATAATTTCTAAGTTTTCCCAAAACTTGTCTCTGCCCATATTGTCTGTATTAGGCATATGGGTAGATTCCTTTTCGGAGCAATTTATGCATACCGTTTCTGAAAAAATTTTTGTAGACAGGTTTTCTGGTTCTTGATCAAGAAAATCAAGATAGGCTTCAAGATTGTCTAGTATTGACATTGTTTACCCCTTTAAAATATTAAGATTATTCGTCTTTAGGCTTTGAGCTATGTGAAGCAGTGCATGTGCATGCAGCACAACACAATGGTCCATCGTATGTATCTTCAGTCATATTCTTATTGTATCCTATATCTTGTTATAGTTTTCATATCTTTGATAAAGAGTATTAATTTTATTCTGAATACTTTCTATCTCTGATGCGTATGTAGTTAAAAATATATTTTCAGCAGCTGCCTTTTCTTCATCAGCACCAGCTCTTTTAAAATTACCAACAAATGGGTCTTGCTTTTGCTCTTCTGTCAAAGGTGACTTTTCAACTATTTCTTCTTCAGAGTATCTGTTGGCTACATCAAAGTCTGGATACTTTGCTACAAATGTATCAATCACAGCATTGTGGTCTGATGTAAACTTATCAAATGGAGCAATAAAGACATCTTCGTCAGTCAATAGGTAGTCAACGTATTCTGTAAGTCTTTGTACAAGCTCTGCAGGGTCTCCTGTGCGATCATTTACTTGTAGGTTATTAGCCCAGATATAATCTCTGTATACCTTGGCAGAAACCAAAGTAGGTAGAGCATCTCTAACTGGGACTACAAATATGTGCTCTGGTAGCTTTTCTTGTAGGTTAGATATTTTGTGTGAGCGAAGAGTCCAAAGCTCTGTTTCAAGTGTCCATCCCATTGCCTCACCCAAAAATGTATTTCCAGATCTTTCAAAGCCATCTACGTATATAGTCATAGGTACGATTATACCACTAATCTGAATATATTTTCATTTTCCCAAAAATCTGAATATTTTGTAGTTGTGTATGATACACGTATAAAGAAAAAAATAACAAAAAAAATAGTGAGCACACTACTGTATGCCCACCATCTTGGTACTGGTACGCCCTCTAACACTTGCAAGGGTCTATGCGTGTGGTGTTGCCATCAAATAGAATGATGCCTGTGTCTCCACATGTCTCGCATGTGTGTGCGTAAAGTGCTGATGTCATTTAGTAGCCTTTCGTACTGTATAGAACTTATACCCTGCAATAATAACTGCGCTAGTCAATAACATTGCCCATGATAGTGATAGATAGATAAAGTCACCCATGTCAAGCATGAATCCGTATTCGTTGAGTTCAATAGTCATTGCTTACTTACCTGCCTCAATCTTTTGAATGTTAGCGGTGAACTTCTTGACCTTGCCTAGTTCGCTATCGTTTAGTGATGCGATGAGGTGGTCAATAGCCTTGACCTCATGTGCGATGTTGTCAATGCTTAGTAGTTTAGAGCCTTGCCAAATTGAGTATGTGATTGTCATTGTCTGTTCTTCTTTCTGTAGTTTGTTGATAGTGATAATACTAGTAGGGATAGGGACAAAAGTCAAGCTTTTAGCGTGTGGTGTTGGTCACACTACCAGCCAAGCATACGCTTGCGGTAGGCTTCTACCTCAGCAATCTGCTCTGGTGTAGCGTTGCGGTATGCCTGCACGCTCTCTCTAATCCAAGGGGACTTAGCCATAGCCTTCTCATGGGCTACCGCATAGCGTGCTTGTTGTTCTGCTCTTACTCTGTTTAGTGTATCCATTTGATGAACACCTTTCTTTAGTTTGTATAGTAGAATACTATCACACTACCCTGACAAATGCAAGTCCAAACACGGCGTGTCGCATGTGATTTAGCCCACACCGCCTCGGGCAGTTATCCACAGGTTTATCCACATGATGTACGTCACATGTGTTCTACGTCACAATGTCCTAAATGTCCGTTTTGCACCCCCCAATTTGTCAGACCCCTCTGTTATACTTACTAGTATAAAGAAAGTTAAAAAGGTTTTAACTAAGAAAGGAAAACAAAATGTTTTCACTAAAATACAAAGTAGAGTATAACTCTAATCCTAACTACCCTCTATCAAAAGAGTTTGGTAATGTTTCTCTAACAGTACCTAGCGAAGTATACGCTAATGAGTACTTAGACCTAGTATCTCAAAGAGGTACTATCCTAGAAGTTTCTCTAACAGAGTTAGAAAACTACACACCTAGCAATCGTCAGGTGTTCGCTACAACTAGAAGTTGGGAGTAATCGTAATGGATACTTATAACAGAATACTTAAAGAGCAACAAGAAAAAAGACTTGCTCAATTAGAAAAAAATAAGGCTAGCATAGAGGCTATGTTCTCTAGCAATAGTCGCCCTCTTAATAATCAATACCTTTTAGAGAAAGAAGAAAACTAATGAGTACTTTTTTACCTTTAGCATCAGTATGCGGTGCTACATCTACAATGGTTGATGTCTATGACTTAGACCTTAACCCTCATGGGGTTATCTGTTGTGACAATTGCAAATCAATTGTGTTATGCCGTGAGGCTTGGGACTTTTTATACAAGGAGAATAACTAATGAACGAAGTTTTAACAAAAGACATTGCTACTCTTGCAAAAGAAAAGCACGGAGATAATTATCTTGCATGGCTTTGGGGTGCTTCTCAAGTTTTGCTAAATGAAAAAGATTTGCAAATGATTTTAGAATTGTTAGGAGAATAAATTGTTAGTTATTCTAATCGCAATAACTTGTTTTGCTTTTGTAATTGCAATTCATAGTTAATAAAAAAGATCGCAGAAATAAAAAGCTGCGATTTTTTGCTCGGGGCTTCTCAGTTGACTCTCAGGAATAATGTGTTTAAGGTCACACGATTATTTCTCCAATTTACGGCGTGTCGTCTTGACTTTTTGGCTTTTGTAGTGTAGTATTCTACTTATACAATTAAATAAAGATAAATCAGGCAGTGAGCCTAGCAAATAAGTGTGATACAAATCACAATGAGCCTAGCGAATAAATGTCAAGATTTGTCAGACCCCCCTGATAGGATAGTCTTATCAATTAAACGAAAGGAAGTCACTCAATGACTTACACTGTAACACTAGAAACCTTTAATGGTTCTACTAAAAAAATCAACCTCGCCTCTCGTGGTGCTGTTGCTCAATTCGTATCACAATACCCAACACAATTACCTGTTGGCGTATCTGTTAAAATCGCTTGCGATACTCTTGGAATTAGTGGCACACTTCGTGGCACTCGTACACTTACTAACTCAAACTAAAAGAATAGGAAAACTAATAAATGAAAATTGAACACAACCTAAAATTCGTAACTGAATTTCAAGAGGGCCACCCTGTAACTGCAACAATGAGTGCACTACCTGAAACACTACGCATACAAATGCTTGAGTCAATGCTAAAAGAGTTAATCGCTCCAAAGTTAGGACCTATCCTTGATGAAATTAACGCAGGCGGTTCATACGCAATTCTAAAGGTGGTCCAATAATGATGACACGCAAAGACTATGTAGAAACTGCAAGCATTCTAAATAAGTTTATCAATAAAATTGACTCACTAGATTTTCAAGATTTAGTTTTTGAATTTAGCGAATGGTTTGCTTCTGACAATCCAAGATTTGATGAGGATAAATTTTATTCTGCTTGCATGGTAGATGAACGAGATGTGTTTGCACACATGCAACAATCAACAAGATACAATCCTAACTTGTAAAATAAAAAACCTAAGCAAGTTTTAAAACTGCTTGATCTTTTTCAAAAAAGCTGCCCGACAGGTTTTCCACAGGCTGTTGTGGATAACTTTACGTGGTTGTGATTTTTCTCACATTTTTTGAGCGTCTCACTATTTAAGACTACTCGCTAGTAATTAGTTTTTTGTCAGACACCCATGATAGGATTACAGAGTAATAAAGTAATTAAACAAAAAGAAAGAGGTTGCTCATGTCAGCAAATGTCTATACAATAGAAAACCTACTTGTAGGAAAAACTTATAAGTCCCGCACACTTACGGGAGAAATTATCTCAGCAGAAAAGTCTGATGTATGGTATCAAGATTGCGAAAGTTATCTTGTTCAGGTTCGCCCCCACTACTCAGCACCACTTAATCTAAAAGATACATACCGCATACTTGCAGTAAAGATTGGAGACTAATAATGAACACTTGGGATTGCATGGATTGCTATGATGAGGGCGTACTCTTTTGGGGTAATGGTCATGGCGAATACGATACAGATTTTTGTGAGTGTGACAAGGGTGTCATGCTTTACAATGAATACACCACATGGTACGCTAGTAATGAAATGAACGAATACACATTGGAGAACGCATAATGGAATACCTATACTCTGTCACCGCTACCTATGACTCTGCACCTACACCTGTTTGGATTGGTCGTTATAGTGATGCTCTAACTGCCGTTGAAACTTTTCAGCAATTTGTTGATAGTGGAGATGCAAAAGAATACGCAACAATTAACTTGTCAGAACCTAGTGGCAAGATGCACACAAAAACTCTTTACACAACAGGATTGGTGGTAACACGATAATGGGAAGCAATTTCGCAACAGACTTAGCAGAAAACATTGACATAAGCCTTGAACAGGCTATTGGTTATCACCTACAGGGTAATCACTATCCACCAGTACCGCTAAGCATGGTGCCAGTATGCATACAGGCTATTGACTTTGCTCATGAGGATAAGTGGGACGAGACTATTGAAATGCCAGATGGTATTTCTTACAAGGGCTTAACTGCTGCACCAGTTTGGGCTATCATTGAGCAACACCACCTGCACGCATGGTTGCCAGAAAACATTGAAGACTATGATGAAGACTTGGGATTTGAATTAGGATTGGGGTTAGAATAAATGAGTGCTACAATAAATGACATGGAACTTGTAAAAGCTGATGCATTGAAAGTTGATGCATTGCAGATTGGCGATCTAATCAGTTACAATGATGAAATCGTTGAAGTAACTTTTATTGAATGCGATTCAACAGGAGATAACTATGACATTGAAATCACAAATGATTTTGGTGAATCAGAAGTTGTTCAGTTTGCATTTGATGAAGAAGTTGATTGGTACGTCTACTTAGACTAAAAGGGGCCGAGGCCCTGTGATCTACGCCACAATTACGTAAGTTGATATTTTCTCCCATTTCTGGTAAGATTATTACATGAAGAAAAATGCTGAGGAATTAAGACGATTAATGGAATTACGTCGTTCTAATGCAGCCTCCGCTGTCCCAAATAAAAAGAAATACAATAGAAAAAAATGTCAGTCCCTTATGCTAAAATTAAAGAAAGAAAGCGAGTAGCCACCATGACAAAATTACTCAGAAGCAAAGATAGGAAAGTAGCAAATGCCGTCACCCCTAATGGAAAACAAGCAAGTATCGCTAACACATTCGGATTACCCGCAGGGAAAAACTATTCATGTCCTGGAGCGACTAGCGTATGCGAGAGTGTTTGTTATGCTGGCAAATTGGAAAAAGTCTTCCCAACAGTAAAGAAAAACTTATTGCACAATTGGGAGTTAGTCAAAGACGCAGACCATGACACCATTGAAGCATTGCTTGAAGAGATGATTAAAGACTTTAAGGCTGATTGTGTAAAGCGTGAAGCGCCTATGCTATTTCGTATTCACTGGGACGGCGATTTCTTTAATGATACTTATACGTTCGCATGGAAGCATGTCATCCTTAATAATCCTGATATTCAATTTTGGGTATACACACGTGTGAAGAGCGCAGCGGTAATGCTAAAGGACATTGCTAATCTTTCTTTATACTATTCTACGGATAGTGAGAATAAGTCTATTGGTGTTACCCTGAAAAAAGATCATGGCATAAAGCTTGCCTACCTTGCTAAGAATTTCTTAGTAGGACAGGCAGACATGAAAGAGATGATTGGTAAGGTAGGGGCTAAGTGTCCTGAGAATAAGAAAGCCATTCCCCTAATCTCAACAAATGGAAGCGCTTGCGTTTCTTGCTCATTGTGTGTATACTCTAAGAGTGACATAGTATTCTCGTCAAGTAAGAAATGAGGAGATAAATGGAAAGTCTAGTTATCCTATCACTAATAGGGTTGTTAGTCTTGCTAATCAACCAATAATGTGACATAAATCACACCCGCAAGCGTCTCAAATAGTGAGAAATACAAGAAATGGAGTTGAAAAATGTCAGTAGGAAATGTTATACTTAATACATACAACAAACTAAAAAGGAGAAACAAAATGACAGTAGCAACAAACACATACAAGGTAGGCGACCTCTACACATCTCAGAAGTCAAAGGTAACAGGAACAATTCTTGAAATCTCACCTACTGCAAAGGACACAGTTCGTGTGAAGTTAGATGTAAATGGCAACACACGCTGGACAACATGGAAGGCTAATGCGTAATTAGTTAGTTCTATGTCCTGAGCATGACTCTAAACTGCTCACACTAAAAATGTCAGACCTACCCCCTATACTATAAATAAACCACCAAAAGAAAAGAGAAAACACATGGCAAGAAACGGGAAATCCATCTCAGTAAAAATCGCAACACCAAAGGTAATCAAGGCACTAGAAGTTCGTCTAGCAGAACTAGAAAAGTCTTACACCTCACAAGAAGCAAACGAAGCAAAGTATAACAAGGCTATGGAAAAGTGGCGCAAGGAAATCTTTGCTTATGCTATTTCTAACATCAAGAAAGCAGAAAATGTTAGAACAAACTATCGTTCTTGGAACAACACACTCAACATTGACTTTGATTTAACAACATCAGAGGCAGACCTACCAAAAGAGCCTGAGCGTGACTTTGAGCAAATTGGTCGTCATAACTACTTAGAGCAGAAGCAGGAAATTGAGAACGCAATTCGTATTCTCAAGATGACAGATGAGGAAGTAGTCAATACTTCTACATACAATGCGATTGCTCGTTATCTCTAAATAAATCAACACGACCACAGAAATGCGTGTATAAATAAATAGAGTGGAAACGACCTAAGTATGTCGCTAAACTGCTTCCCGCAAGGGTGCTGGATCAAGCTTGACATTTGTCAGTGGGCACCTGTACAATTAAACTAAACAAACTAACAGAAAGCAGGCCCCCAATGGACCAACTAAAAACAGACACACACTACATGACAAGAGAATTTCTTGAGTCACAATTAGTATCAAACAAAGAGCGTATTGCTAATCTTGAATCACACATTCAAACAGTAACTCAGCGCTCATATGGTGAGGCTGCAGAGCGTAACCGTATGCGTAATGAAATGCAAGAGTGGACCTTAGAAGCGCTTGACAATGCACAAATTACAGAATCAGATGCAGAAGAGATTGCTAGCATCTGTGGCTTTGAGTTAACAAAAGAATTTGAACTTGAAGTTACAGTAATGTATTCAGTTACAGTTAATGCACGTGATGAAGAGAGTGCACAGAATTTAATTCATGACATTGATTTTGATTCTGTATCATATCCTGAAGGCGTTGCGTACCTATCATCCAGTGTGGACCGCATAGATATTTAGTAGGGGGTCTACTAATAAACCTGAGCACGTTTTAAAACTGCTCACCTTTTATTCATGCCGTTGCATAAAAATTCAGCTCGGGCCCTGTGATCCACATCACACTATGATTTACGACACATTAAAAAAATGTCCATTTTCTCCCATTTTTAACTATATAGATTTGCATTTGTCAGCCCATTCGTGTATGATTGTATTAACAACAACAGAAAGAAGAAAACTCATGGCACATGACCTAGAAACACAAAACGGAAAAACATCATTCGCATCTTTCCGTGAACCTGCTTGGCATGGATTGGGTACCGTATTCACAGAAGAAAAAAATACAGCACAAATGTTAGAGGCTGCTAACCTCAACGGCTGGAATGTTCGTCTGGAAGATTTGGAAACTCCATCACATTTAACAAGCGACAAAAACTATCAGTACGTTTTGCGTACTAACCCAACAGACAATTCACAGACAGACATTCTTGGTGTCGTAGGTGAGCGCTACCATGTTATGCAGAATGAAGATTTATTCTCATTTGGTGATAACATTCTAGATGGTGGCGGACGATGGGAAACCGCTGGCTCAATCAAGGGTGGACGTGTTGTATTTGGTGCATTAGCACTAGAGCGTGAAACTGTTCTAGACCCTAACGGCGTTGCAGATAAGGTAAAGACTTATTTACTTATCAACACATCACATGATGGCTCAATCGCTATTCAAGCAAGCATTACACCTGTTCGTGTTGTGTGCGCTAACACTCTCAATCTTGCACTTAATCAAAAGAAAATCAAGAATGGTGTCAAGCAATCTTTCAAGATTCGCCACACTCAGACCGCATCTGGTAAGGTTGCTATTGCACGCCAGACACTAGGTATGGCTAACTCTTACATGGATTCATTTGACATCATGGCTAAGGCAATGATTGAGAAGGAAGTCAATGCTAAGCAATTCAACGACATCATTCTTGCTGCATACCCTCAGCCTGACAAGGACACTAAGGGCGCACTAAAGAAGTGGGAAAACAAGGTTGATGTTATCAATGACATCTACACAGGCGAGTTTAACGGAATGATTGCTGGTAACGCATGGGGTGCTTTCAATGCACTAACAGAGCGTTTAGATTGGTATCGTTCTGCTCGTGGTGGTTCTAACGAATCTATCCTTGCAAGCGCAAGCGGATTTGACCCTGCTATCAACGCAGAAAAAAATCGTTTGCTAAAAGTTGTGCAGAATGTTATGCAACTAGCATAATAAAAAATCCTGAGCATGATGTAAAACTGCTCAATGGTCTGTTAGCTCAGTTGGTTAGAGCGCTACCCTGTCACGGTAGAGGTCGTGGGTTCAAGTCCCATACAGATCGCAAGAATTTGGGCCGAGGCAATTTGGACAAAACGGACATTTTAAGAAGCTATATAATTAATCTCAGAAAATTTAATTAAGAGGACTTGCTTTTTTTCGCAGATTCCTGTAAAATTAATATCATGACCCAAACAATGAGAACGATTGATGAACTAGTCAATGAGATGTACATGGACAACGAACAACATCTTGAATACATGGAAAACATGAATGGTGGGGATTGTGATTGTAACATCCACACTACCTTGAATACAATTGTCAAATACTGGTGGGATGAGGAATGATGCTAGGTTATTGTAAAGAAGATATAGATGAAATGATTAGCGCTGTGCATTCTGCTTTAACTACTGTTAATCCTGATGATGACCCATGGCTACATGATAACTTATTTAAAGTAACAGAGTTTATGAATGGCTTATGGGCAGAAGGGTACTTTGACTAATGTGGACTAAGTTTACTTATCTATGTACTGACTGCGATGCTCTTATAGAGATTACTGCATCTGTTGAGCCTCAAATTGATCCCGCCTGTATTTGCCATGCCACATCACATGTAATCTTATTAAACAAGTTTGATGCCACTGTTACCCATGTGGATGAAGATCCAACCCCTGACTATGAACCTGTGATTAAGGTCACACCCACACAACTTGTAAAAATCAACACCAACCCCTATAATTAATATATGGACATGAACACACTAAGCGAGTATCTAAAGATTCACAAGATAAGTATTGAGCAAGACATGGAACAAGCCCTACAAGGTGATGAGCCTGGAGAGGGATTTCATTGGGAGTCAGATGACTACTACCTAGGAGCACTAGACGCATACGATTATGTATTGGAGTTAATTAGTGAGTAAAGATTATCCTTTCATACCGCCGCATTTGGAAAAAGCTTTAGAGGATATCTCTATACCACTAATAGATTTAATACATGGTCATCTTAAGGTAGCCATGGTAGACGCAGAAGTACGGTTGCAAGAAGCACAGGAGCAAGAAGATTATTCAGGTGAGGCCATGGATAGTATGGAGCGCACCTATGCTGAGGGGTACCTAGAAGCCTTGACAGAACTGTATGCCTTGACGTATAATTTAAGTATTGACCGCCAACAAATAGAAAGAGACCACCATGCCAAACTGGGTATATAACGGACTTACCATTGAGGGTAGCCCTGACTCTGTAAAGAAGTTAATGGAGCAGATGAATTCACCATTCGTTCGTGTCCATGACCAATGGAATGTAAAGACACAGCAAATGGAAAAGCAACAGGTAACATATCCAAACCCTGTATTTGCATTCTGGAATATAATTAAACCAACTGACATGGAAGCATACGACGGTCCTCAACCTAAGAATGATAACTTTGAAGAGGCCATGAAGTTTAAGTCAGACCATTGGTACGATTGGAATGTTCGCAACTGGGGAACTAAGTGGGATGTAGCCGTCTCATCTCTTGAGACTAATCCTGATACATATATGGAAGATACAGTCAATGGTGAGAACCATGTTGTCTACTATAACTTTGAGACTGCTTGGTCTCGTCCTATGAGTGCATTGTGTACTCTTTCTGAACAGTACCCTGATTTATTATTTACATTGTCATATGAAGAAGAGACTGGCTGGGGTGGCGAATGTGAACTGCTTCGTGGTAAAGTTATCTCAGAGTCACAGTATGACAACATGTGCCGTAATTGCGACGGTACCTACCTAGATAATGAAATCACTGGTTGTGATGACTGTGGAGACTATCCATGCCCTCTATGTGGCTGGAGCAATGACATGTGTGAAGTACACCAAACTAGATATGAGGACCAACATGCCTAAGACTACTTATCTTATTGAACTTGCTGTTGATGAAGGATGGTTTAAAGCCATTAGCGATTTTACTGCAGATGTACACGAGGGTGAACTATGCGAATGGGTCAGGGTACAAGCAGAGACTGAGACTGATGATCAAGACTGTGATAACTGTCAAGAAGCCCCTAAGCAGGACCCTGAAGGCGAATTTTGCACGGCATGCATAGAAGAACTTGGAGACGACGAATGAACTGGACACAGTTAACGTTATTTGATACAATTGAAGAACACACTACAGATAAGGAACAAGAATGCACAAAGAGTCACTACTAGAAGTTGTTAACTTTATTGAAGCCATCATTGATGAACTGGAATGTGAACTTATTCCACTTGATGAGGTTGCAGACACACCAGAAGAACTAACAGCAATGATTACACTACAAACCAAAATTGATACTCTGTCAGAACTAATCCTTGACATGATGTCATTTGATTGGGAGGAAAAGTAATGGGAGCACGGATTAACTTTGTATTCAAAGACGCTGAGCCTGCAGTAGGAGAGCCAACATCATCTGTTGTACTTTACAGTCACTGGGGCCAGGACGGATGGGAAGTTGACATTGCTAAAGCTTTAGAACATGCCAAGCCCCGCTGGAATGATTCATCATATGGGACCAGAATGATTATTAGTTATCTTATGCAAGATAGCATTCTAGATGAAACGGGTTTTGGAATCTATTCAATCCGTGGAACTAACTATGACCTGGGGGAGCAGACTGTGGTTATTGACTTTGTTAATAAAACTGTTACTGATTCCGTGCCCGTCAAATGGGATAACTTTATCCAAGCATATTTACCTGAGCACGCAGCGGTATAAAGCAGACGCTGCAACGGGGGAGTGCGATTTGTGGTGGGTTGCGCTCCCCCCTTATTTTTGATACAATGAACTGAGGGAGAACTATGAGACGAAAACTAATAACCAAAGAAGAAAAGATAGCCATGCAACTATCCAATGTTTTGGCAGACCTACGCCTTGACCTTGACTTAGTGGGACATCATCTTGCCCAATCATCTCCCAACGTAATCTACAATCGTTTAATTACTATTGCAGACTCAGCGGAAGCAACTAAGCAAGAGCAATACAATCACTACAACAACTACAAACTATTCTAGAAATGCTGCAGCGGTGGGCTTGACAAAAGCCTGCCGTTGTGCCCGAGGTGGTCAAACCACTTCTTCAAACCTTATTACGATCAAACCTTTTCTTTCCCATTTTTTGACATTACGACAGCTCAAAAATTTTCTCCTAATTTGACATTAAGAACGACCAAAAAAAATCTCCTATTCTAGCCTATCAAACCTTATTTGTCAAACCATGTTATAATGGTTTTATGAGTCCAAGACATTTTGCTAATATGTATAATCAAAGCTCTCATCGCCATGATCAACCTTCTGATGGAGAAATCTTTAATCAAGACTTTGGTGCTATATGTGGTATGTTGTATAGTGTTATAACTCTTAAAGCTTTCTTTCCTAAGTCCCCCGCCCAAAACGTGACTAATAATCCTGTCACTCATTCTGCGGGACGGTATATACAAGAACAACTACCACTCTAAATCCCTATAGTATATAAGACATTACGATATCAAACCTTTTCTCCTGGTTTTTGATATATTTTTAAATATTATCAAACCTTTATATAATATTATTGGACATTTCGGACGATTTTGTATATGGTTTTATATAAGGTTTGTAAGGTTTGATACTTGACAAATGTGAGGTTTGGGTATATAATGCAGGCCATATGTAAGGTTTGAAGGTTTGGTATGGGAGGTTTTAAAGCCGTTGACATTACGGCCCCATCTGTATAAGAGCTCAATAACCCAGTAGACATATTCCAGACAGATGTAAACCATATATAAAAAATATCAGTAAGATTTATATGTGGATAACTTGTGGATAACTATGGTATTTTTAGCCTATTGACATGTGGATAACTCTCTGATATACTGAAACAATGCAGGTACCAAAGATCATATGGCAAACACATAACTATGAATTTGACGAACTGCCTATCCATCTTAAGCAGACAGCACAAACCTGGAAAAACCTTAACCCTGGATGGGATTATAGGTACTTAAATCATCATGAAAGATTAGAGTCAATCAAGTCATATGATATTTTATCGCAGTCCTATCTGATACAAGAGCCAGTCACACAATCAGACATATGGAGATACATAGTTACCTATGAGCATGGAGGAGTGTACGCAGACATGGATTCTGTATGTGTAAAACCTCTTGATTACTTATTACAAGGCGTAAAAGACTGTGATATATTAGTTGTCCCATCTAGTCATAATGGGGGATGGGGCACAAACAATGCTAATTACGCTGTCAAACCAAAATCAGAAATAATGAAAAATATAATAAAAGCTGGTGAGCAGTATGCAATTGATGCTTATAAGAAGGCGGTACCTATCTACGAAAAGCATACATTTGATTGGTTTATTGATGAAGTTGAGAAGTCCAATAAAGTATCTTATGAGTTTACTTCAGCTTGGCATACTCAAGAGTTTAAAACAGGGTTTACTGCAGACTTCCTCATTGACAACTGTGGTCAAGATATCAAGTATACAGATTTTGTTGATAAATACAACCTATCGTATTTTTAAAAACGGTACACTCTTTTGGCTATTTAGCAGTGCATGGCTCAGAGATTAAATGTGATAAAAACTCACCACATGGACAAAAGCTTGTAGCACATTCACATTTATGAGGATCTTTAGAAACCTCTACAACAGGCATATTATTAATAAAATCACAGGGGTTACTTCGTGCATGGGCTACATACTTTGCACATGGAGAAAAGCCTACTGCTTCATACTCCCACTCCTCATGCCCTATTGATCCACTGCCTGTACATGTAGCAGGAGTTGGCTTTACTGGTGGTCTATTTGGACAACAACTGCACTCTTTCTCGCATATTCCAGGTATATTGTTTATATTCTCCACAGGCTTAGTATATCATCCTATCTGGCTATAAGGTATATAGGGGTTATTTACTATAGGGATTACGATGCCTCTTTTAAGTTCCCCGAAATTTTAAGTGATGTATAATGAAAGCATGAACTTTTATTTCTTTGATCAAGTAGAAACTGCCCCTACAGATGTTATCTCAAAAGAGTTAGAGGATGCTGGGTTTTATGCAATGCTAATACCCTATGGTGTTGGTTCAAATAGTCATTTTATAAAGATAGCAAGGGCTCTGGATATTAACCAAAAGCTAAAGTATATTGTTGGAGTAAGGCCTCATACTGTATCTCCACAGTACCTGGCCATGATAATTAAGTCTCTCAATGATATCCAGCCAGACAGAGTTTGGATCAACTTTGTTGCAGGTTTTATTATAGAAAAGGAGCTAGCCCTTGGTGGGTCAATGTTCCCAGAAGAGTTTGAAAGGTCTTTTAAAGACAGGAAAGAGTATATGGCTAAGTACCTACCTATATTCAATGACTTTTGTGATAAAAGAGGAGTCAAAACCAAGCTATGTATAACTGGAATGACAGAGGAAGTATTCTCCTTGGTTGAGCAGCATGCAGACTATAATATAGTTGGCTTTGAGCCATACAAAAAGTTTGATGGTTTTAGGCAAATGAGCAAGCCAAGAATTGTATCAATATGCCCAGTTATTGAAGATGATGAAGAATTCTTATCTTACTTAAAAGGTTTAGACAGGATACCCCAGGACATCATGTTTACAACAACAGATGAGCTAAACTTAACCATAAACAATCTTAAAGAATCTGGAATAAATGACATCGTTCTTTTTACACATGGTAAATTCAAGGCTGACCATGATCATGAAAAATATAAGATAATTGACTTTGTTAAACAATATAATAAAAAATATGGATGATCTGGTTTTGCTTGACTTATCTAGCTTTTTCTGAGACAATAAGTATATGAAGAAAAACGAATGCCAAAAATGTGGTTTGTCATACAAAGATCCACTGTTCTGGGAAACTCATCAAACCATGTCAGATGGAAGGATTTGGTGTGTCTCTAAGGCATAAGCAAGAACCAGCACATGGTACACGCTCTGGCTATGACTGGCACAGACGAGACATGAAGCAAGAGCCATGCCAGCCATGTACTGATGCTGAAAGAGCTTATTGGAGAAATGAACGCATCATTAGAAAAGACACTATAAATAGTTTAAGAAAGATTAGTAGAAAGAAACACCAATACACTTATCAAAGCAGAAGAACTAGGGCTAGAAAAGTAGGTGTTGACTATGGATACTACACAGACCAAGATGTTTTAGATCTTTATGGGGCTATATGTCATATATGTAATGAAGATATTGATTTGAATTCCCCCAGAAAATGTGGTGATCCTGGCTGGGAAAAGGGTTTACATATAGACCATGTTCATCCTATATCTAGGGGTGGTGCAGATACTATTGAAAATGTCAGACCTTCTCACGGAAGATGTAATGTTATTAAGAATGCCACCATATTGGGTACATCGCCAATGCAGGATGATAACCAATAGTGCTCCTTTGGAGCATGAGATGGTTTTATACCTCTATGTCGCCGCCGAACTTTAAAGCATCCCAACTATTTATTGTTAAATTGGAATTTATTACTCCACGAAAAGCATGCTCCGAAGGGGTTGTAATTGAGTGAAAGTGTCTACCATCTACAATAAATGCTGCTCCACGTTTTGGTGTAATTCTTTTGCTAATTGTAGCCTCTTTAACAAAATTACCTGAGTAGGTTTCATTATAGATTATGGTGTCTCCATCAGAATCGCTAGGGTAGTATAAGAAAATATAGTGTGGTTCGTTATAATCTATATGTGGATACAAAGTCTTTTGTGATCTTTCAACTGTTGGTGTCATAATATTGAGCTTAACCCTTCTAAATCCTTCAAACTCAATACCATGTTTTTCTGTAAATTTTTTAATTATATCAAAAAATATCTTTGATTCTGGCTGATCTTGACTAACCTCAACAGTAAAAAAAGATACATCTTGAATCTTTATGTCAACAACACCTGTATTATCTTTGACTACTGGGGAAGCATTTTTTACAAATCTAAAAGGTATATTGCTGTGCCAAAACCTAGTCTCCACAGCCTGAATTTCTTCCTCTGTTAAAAAGTCATCATCATAAATAAAAAACATACCGCCCCCTTATTATTCATTATATCATATTCGTCTGTGGTATGATATATATATGAAGAAAACCAGATGCTTTTTTTGTGAAAAGGACGCAACGCATTACGATGTAGTCGTAGATCACTCTGACTATGTAGTGGCAGATGTCTGTTTAGATCACCTATCTATGGGTCTTGTGTCGTAATGATACCAGTTTTAGCAATACCAGTTTTAAATAAATACGAACTATTAGATAAAGCATTAGAGTCCATAGACTTTCCAATAAAAGAAATATTAATAATAAATAATGGTGAACAAAAGTACAGACCTAAAAGACATGACTTAAATATAAGAGTTCTTAACCTGCCCTTTAACCTTGGTTTGGCTGCATCTTGGAACTTAACTATAAAGCTTTACCCTAATGAAAAGTTTTGGTTCTTTTCTTCTGCAGACATAGTATTTGCAAAGGGTGCACTAGAGTTAGCATATAGTCACAGTAGTGAATCAGCAATTAATTGCTCAGAAGAAGGATGGAGCTGTTTTTCAATTGGTGAAGATTTTATTAGAAAGATTGGTTTATTTGATGAAAACTACTATCCATACCAATGCGAAGACGACGACTACTATCAAAGATATTTAATAGCAAAAGAAATACACACAGATTTATCTTTTTATAATAAAAATTTTCCTGTTTACTCCCCAGATGGCATATCTCAAACTATTGCAAATAACCTTGAACTTAAGGAACAAGCATACAAGAGACGTGAAAAAAATAAAGAATACTATGAATCAAAAAAATCTCAAAACTTTCAAGTAGTGGGTCAGTGGAGTATAGATAGAATAAGAGAGCAGCAATGGGAAAAATAAACAAAAGAATACTTAAGGATGGATCAGAAGTAGAATCATTTGATAAGCCAGTTGAATTAGTTATACATACTAAGGCTCCAGAAAAATGGAAACTAACTGATCTTGAAACAGGGGAAGAATATATAGGTTCTGAAATAGGAACAAGCTTTGCAGAAATATTACGATCAAAGGTTAGCAGTGGAAATATTGGCACTTGGGTAAAAATCAAGGGCAAGCAATAGCCTTGTATATCTGATATACTTTATTTATGCTATCTAATCAACAAGAAACCTATAATAAACTAAATGATTTATTTGTAAGGTCTAAAATAACCTTTATGAATCATGGATACTCGCCATCTTATCCATTTTTAAATAATGATTTTTTAAAAAACCAAGCCAGCCTATATATAAATGCACTTGAAACAATAGAAACAAAGGACAAGACTTTGCTAGACATAGGTTGTGGAAGAGGTGGGGGTGTTGAAGTATACAGAAAACATCTTGATTTAAAAAAAATATATGCCTGTGATCTTAATGTAAATCACATAGAATATTGCATTAATAACAATAGCATTGATGTAGAATATAAAGTTTCTGATGCAGAAAAATTAGATTATTTAGAAAATCAATTTGATATTGTAACAAGCGTAGAATCTTCACATTGTTATGAGAATCCAAATTTATTTTTTAATGAGGTATATAGGGTTTTATCTCCAGGAGGTACATTCTCTTATCTTGACAACAACCATGTAATTAGATATTTTTTGAACAATACTGATAAATTTAAAAATGTTGTTTCGTTAGACATAACCAAGAAGGTTATTATGTCTTGTGAAGAAGACATTGAAAACTTTAAAAATATAGATGACAAAGAAGCAAGAGATTTGCTAACCTCCATATCTATAAATGCCCGCAAATACTATAAAAATAACGGTGGCAAATTTATTAAAATTATATGTAATAAATAGACTTTACTTTTTGATGGCAATATAGTATACTTACTATATGAAAGAACCACGTATTATGCAGATGGACTGGAAAGCTTTGGGATATGAAAGAGAGTATAAAGATGGCAAACTCAGATGGGTTCCTCAACAAGATAACCAAGACAGAAAAGACAAAGATACTTCCTCTTAGATGGTTCAGTAACGCCTGTAGTTCTATTGCTACTAGGAGTTTACTTAAGGCTTTTGATTTAGATGAGCAGGGTAGATATGGGTACCGTTTTAAATTCCATAGCAAGATATGGGTTATATTTAATAAACCATATGAGCGTTGGGGTACATACTATACTGTTGATACAAGCAAGTGGCATAACACTACAGACGATTGATCTGTTTGTTTACAAACTCTAAGAACTTTCCTGTTAGCAAAGTAAACCCTAGTTCTGGCTTAGCATTAACACACTCTGCACTAACCAAATACTTTGCCCATTCCTTTACAGATGCTTTGTTCTTGCCTGCTGTATCTGCTAGAAGGTAGGATACAATCCCTAGAGGATAGGCTCCAGGCTCTTTGGTGGCATAGTCGTAGGTAAGTATGTTGTTTGAGTCAATTGATGCCTCACCCAAGAACGCTGATACATTTGCACTATCTGGTGCAACAAAGTTTCCTGATGCATTTCCTATGTTCGCCACCTTTAGTTTAAAGAACTTAGCAAATGATACCTCTGCATATGTAATAGAATACTTAGTCTTTGATGCAAGTGTTGCAACTCCCTGTGATTGGTTTGCTCCAACAATTCTTCCCATGTTTCCAATGTCATTAATGCTCTTTGGAAATGATGTAGAGAATGAATCAGATACTGCCTTTGTCCAAATTTCTGGTGAGTTTGCCTTCATAAATCTAACAAAGTTATTAGTTGTTCCAGAACTGTCTAGCCTGTAAACAACCTTGATCTTTTGGTTTGGTAAAGTATAAACAATACTCTTGCTTGTTGTTCTTAGAACTACTGGATTACCAGACTTATCTTTAACTAAATTGCCAGACCTATCTTTTCTATAGATAACTTCTTGAATCTTTCTGTTGTTATCAGCCCTAATAGCAGGGTCATTCCACATTGTTATATCCCCCGCAAAAATTTTAGCGACTGTAGTTGATGACAAATATAACTGTCTGTTTCCTGGAAGGTTATGCATAACCGCAATAGGTGCTGCAACAACTGGGATGTGTATTACAGATGGCTTCTTTGTTGATGCAGTGTGTGCTGAGTCTGAAAACCAGAAATCTCCAATGCCTTTATCAGATGAAGTCTTTCCAGCACCAGATCCGTTTGCTGAGTATGTAACAAGATTGCCTGTGGACTTGGCATAAGATGATCTGCATTCGTCAATCAGGTTTGATGGAAATGATGCTCCATTGCCAACAATATTTTCTGTTGCAAAGGCTGGGGTAGAAATAGATAAAGCAGCAACGACTGCTATTGCGATAAGCTTAAGTCTCATAATAAGAGTATATAGTAAATAAACTATATTTTGACAGATAATAGGCTCATTTAACCAAGTGTTCACCTAATGTTATACTTGACATCATATTATATAGAGTGTATACTTGGTATATGAGCCTAGATTATATGATGTTAAGAGAAGAAATTGCAAGAGCTATTGAGTCTATTCCAATTGAAGACTCTGTTACAAATGCCCTTGGTATGCGTATTCTTGCAGCTAAGGTTGCAAGGGGAGAGCACTTGACTGATACACGGTCTTAGGGTATACTGAATATATGATTGAATGGATTGCTGAATATGCACACTGGGTACTTGCTTGTATTGGTGTATCTGGTATTTACTTTGTTGGAAGAAAAACTCTGTGGGGATGGTTCGTACTATTGTTCAATGAGTGCCTGTGGATAGCCTATGCCTTAGTCACAGACCAATACGGATTTATCTTTGCAGCAGTTGCCTATGGTGCTGTTTATATTAGATCATATCTGCATTGGAGGCGAGATGCTTAAACATTACGATATACCAGATCCTTTTCAAACCTTCGTAGCCAAGAAGTATGCTAACGCTAAGGGTTATGTTCATGACTTCTTTACTGGTGAATGGTCTTATAAGTGTTTAACTTGTAAAGATGACCTTTTTGCTCCGTCCCGCAAAATAATGACAAAGATTCGTTTATATCATACAAGAAATGAGTGCACAGGTGGATACTGAAGAAGAGTTTGACTTAGAGTTTACTGTTGAAGAAATGATTAATCTTTATGGTATTAATAGTCTTGAAGATTTAGATAGGATTAACTAATGTCATTATGTATGCTAGCAATACTTTTAACAGTACCGTCTTTTTTATTGGGATACTTTATATCGTACCTAGTAATGACTGTTGGAATTAAGCAAGAAAAAGAATAGTGGTATTAGCTCCAGTAGCTCAGTTGGTTAGAGCCCCAAACTCATAATTTGGTCGTCGTAGGTTCAAGTCCTACCTGGTGCACGAGATCTATAAAATGATCTACTTATATAAGGAGAATAAATGAAAACTATAGGAGAAAAGCTTGGTAACTTTGCCGTTACTGGAGTTAAGCCTGGGGCATTGACGTATGACGATTCCTCATTTGAAGTACTAACGCAAGATTCTTTTCCAGGCAAATGGAAGATCATTGTGTTTTATCCAAAGGACTTTACGTTCGTATGCCCAACAGAAATTGTTGCATATGATGCACTTGTAAATGATTTTAATGATCGTGATGCAGTTCTTATGACTGGTTCAGTTGACAATGAGTTCTGTAAGGTTGCATGGCGTAACGCACATGATGATCTAAAAAAGACAAACTCATGGGCATTTGCAGACACAGCACATCAGTTAGCTGGAGATCTTGGTATCCATCATTCATCTGGTGTTACATATCGTGCAACATTTATTGTTGATCCAGAAAACACTATTCAACACATTACAGTAAATAATCTTGATGTTGGTCGTAATGCAGATGAAGCTCTTCGTGTGCTTGATGCACTACAAACAGGAGAGCTTTGTGCATGCAATAGACCTCTTGGAGGAGAGACTCTATAATGTCTTGGGTTGATCAGCTTAAGGAAAACCTTCCAGAGTATGCAAAAGACATTAAGTTAAATCTTGATGCAGTGATTAATAGGTCATCTATTGATTCTGAGCATGCTACATATCTTGCTCTTGCAGCTGCTTTTTCAACTGGCAATGGTAAGCTTGTTGCTTTCATTACAGCAAGTGCAACTGACGAGGTAGAAAGAAATGCTGCATTAACTGCAGGGGCAATCATGGCACAAAACAATGTTTGGTATCCATATTTAGAAATGGCAGATGATGCTAATCTTACTGGACTACCAGCACAACTTCGTATGAATGCAATTGCATCTCATGGTGGTACAACAAAGGCAAAGTTTGAGGCATACTCTCTTGCTTCTTCTATTGTTGGTAAGTGTCATTTCTGTGTTAAAGCACACTATGAAACATTGAAAGAAGAAGGCTATACAGTTGAACAGTTGCGTGATATCGGAAGAATTGCAGCAACAGTTAATGCATTAGCAAAGATACTTTCAGCTTAGCAAAAGTCCTGGGTATGACTAAAACTGCCCACAACAAACATCTGTAACTCAGTTGGTTAGAGTACCTGCCTTATATGCAGAGAGCCGTAGGTTCAAGTCCTACCAGATGTACAAAGCCTTTATAGCTCAGCGGAAGAGCGGACGGTTTCTACCCGTTAGGTCGGAGGTTCAAATCCTTCTAGGGGCGCTGTAAGTGGTACAATGATTAGTATGAACCTAGAACCTATTAAAACTATACCAATGTTTGATTATATTCAAAACAAGAATGTAGATGTAAGAATTTTTACTGTTGAAGATTTGTACTTAAACATACCAGAATCTACAGTGCATGCTGCATTTGCTTTAAGGTTTAACAATGACAAAGAAGGTGGATACTATGTAGAAATAGGATCAAGCCATTGGAAACAAAACAACAACACATATATGTTAGAAAAATATTTTAATTGGAAAGGTGTTGGCATAGACATAATTGAGGATGCAGCAAAAGAATATAACAAAAATAGATCTAACGAATGCGTGTTTGCTGACGCAATATCCTTTAATTGGGATAAGTACTTTGAAGATAACTCATTTCCTAAACAAATAGATTTTTTGCAAATTGATATAGATAAAACACCAGATTTTGCTAACCTATTGGCTTTAATTAACTTACCTCTATCAAGGTATAGATTCAACACAATAAGCATAGAGCACTGTTACAATCACGACTTAAGAATTTCCAAAGTAAGAGACATGCAAAGAGAGATATTGTTTGCCTATGGATATGAACTTGTAGCAGGAGGATTTAATGAAGACCTTTGGATTGATAAATCTCTAGGTATGAATGCTTCTGAATATCTTAGCATAACTGGAGAAACATGGAAGGGTAATTTTATTTAAAAATAAAAGATGTGTCTTCGTTTCCTTTTATAAATGAAGATATAGAATATCTTTCACCATCTTTTATCTCTAATACTTCATGCAATATGTTTGATTTGTGAATTATTAAAGAACCAACAGTTGGTTTTATTTTTAAGTCTATATCACGATAAAATGTTTCTCCACCTTTAAATTCATCATTTAAGTATAAGACTATTCCAAAAACAATATAATTTCCTGCACCATATTCTGTAAAATCATCTTCTCTTGGATTAGTCTTTTTTGGTGGCATTCCAGAATCAAAGTGAGCGTTCATAAACTCTCCAGATTTTAGCCTTCTAATATTTTGTATTCCAGTAGAGTCATAAATATTTTTAAAACATTCCACTATACTGTTATTGATTTTATTAACACAAGATACAAAGTCTTCGTCATAGCTAAAAAAAACATTATTTCCAAGACTTTCTGTATGCCAGCCTTCGTTGTCTTTGACATTTATCTTGGACAATAAAAAATCTATTGTATCTTTATCTATAAAGTTTTTTATTTCATAGATACCCTCATGGTGTTCTATAGTATTCATAAAACTAGTATACCAGACTCCATGGTGTATAATAGAATTGGGCTTAAAACAAAGGAGACATGGTGTTAAATATAGTTTTTTTGGGTAATTTCCGTGTTGACTACACAAGTGAGTCTCATCACGCAAACTCACTAGAAAGCTTAGGACACAGAGTTATTAGAATGCAAGAGTCTGATGCTAAAGCAGAAGACATTTTATCTGAGTGTATAAAGAGTGATTTATTTATTTGGATACATACGCATGGATGGAATACACCAGGTAAAATAACAATGGAAAAGCTGCTTGAGACATTAAAAGATTTAAATATTACAAGCATGACATATCACCTTGATCTATGGTTTGGCCTTAAAAGAGAAAAAGACCTAGAGTCATTTCCTGTATATAAAATGATTGATCATTTCTTTACTGTTGATAAAAAAATGTCTGAATGGTTTAATCAAAACACCAAAGTTAAAGGACATTACTTACCTGCTGGTGTATTTGGTCCTGAATGTATTATTAGAGACGTTACCAAAAAACACGATGTTATATTTGTTGGCAGCAAAAAGTATCATGATGAATGGCCATACCGTTCAAAATTAATTGATTGGTTAGACACTTCGTACGGTAATAGGTTTGAACACTACGGTAATGGCGGAGTTAAGTCAGTGCGTGGTATAAACCTTAATAAGCTTTACTGGTCTACCAAAGTAGTTGTTGGTGATACCTTATGCATTGACTTTAAATATCCTGACTACTGGTCAGACAGAATATATGAGACTTTGGGTCGTGGTGGATTCTTGATTCATCCATATATTAATGGTTTAGAAAATGAATTTAAAGATAAAGAGCATGTTGTTTTTTATGAGTATGGAAACTTTCAACAACTTCAAGAGTTAATTGATTATTACATTAAACACGATGATGAACGTGAAAAGATTAGATTAGCAGGACACAAGTTTGTTAAGAATAACTATACATATAAACATAGGTGGCAACAAATACTAGAGGAGCTAGGACTGTGACATCTATATTAACTCATGACAACTATACCTTTGAAATAAGAGAAAGCGCAGAAGATCCCAGCTATGATCATAACCTTGATTTTAAGGTAGTTAACGAAACATGGATAGAAAATGTTTATAGAATACATCAAGGACAGTTTAATGGTGCTGGTGTTTTTGTTGATGTTGGTGCAAACATTGGAGCTGTTAGTATTTTTGTAGATAATTTTAATAAAAATAGGAGCGACTCTGAAAAAATTAAAGTATATGCTGTAGAGCCACAGGCAAACAATCTGCATCTTCTTAACAAAAATATACAAAACAATCCTACTGAAAGCATTGTGGTAATTAATAACGCTATATGGCATAAAGAAGAAATGGTTTCAATTAGCAATCGTGGTGGAAATAGTAGTATTGTAGATCTAGAAGAAGATAAGTCAGATGTTTTAGCAATAACACTAGAGTCTTTATTCTTAAAATATAATATTGAAGAGGTTGATGTTATGAAGATTGACATTGAAGGTGCTGAGTTTGACCTTATTATAAATACTCCAGACGAAACTTTAGCAAAGATCAATAGAATAGTTCTTGAGTTTGATAAGTCTTTTGACGGAAGATTTGGAAAAATGATTGAAAAACTTGCAAAACAATTTGGTATTGATATTTTAGGAAGTCCTGAAAGAGGAGGATACGTTTATGCAAACAGATACTAAGATTGATTATTTAATTTGTATCCCTGTGTATAGAGTAACAGAAAGAATATATAACTGCATGGAATCTATACGAGATAAAAATGTTTTGCTTATAGATAATAGTGGTAATAGAGAGTGTGAAGTATTTGAAAAGAAGTATGGGTTTCAAGTAGAGTATCAGTCAGAAAATATTGGTTTATCTAGAGCATGGAATATAGGGTTAAAAAAGAATCACGACTGGACCTTTTTTGTTTCATCTTCAATGTTGTTTAATCAACCCTTTTCTCATATAGTTGACATGCTTAATGGCTTTAATGGTTTAATGTTTAGGACACAACACGGATGGCATTTAGCTGGAATAAACAAAAAATTAGTTGAAGCAATTGGATATTTTGATGAAAATTTTTATCCATATAATTTTGATGATTGTGATTGGGATCAAAGGTGCAGAATCCTTGAAGAACAAGTGATAGATAATCCTGATTCAGATGTTGCAGTTTCTTGGCGTAGTCAGTTTGTACACCCTAATTCACCTATAAGTTATGTAATGAGAATAAACGCACCTGCTGCAGAAGTTGATGTAACATGTCAAATAGACGGCGGTGCAACAATAGACGGACTAAGAATTAATATTGAACCTCTTCACGATTACTTTAAGGCCAAGTGGGGCGGGGATAGGACAAGAGAAGGTTGGGGAGAATATAAGTACCCATTTAACGATCCTACAAAATCTTTAGACTATTGGCCAGTAAATGATATAGCAACATTAAAGAAAAAGTATGGTTTAAAATAATGTCTATAATAGGGATTTTGCCAGCATCTGGAAAAGCATCTAGAATTGGTGGTATACCAAAGTTTTGTTTGCCTATCTCTGATGAAAGATCATTGCTTCAGTGGCATGTAGAACAAATGCTAGAAGTATGTGATGAAGTTCGTATATCAACTAGGGCTGAATGGGTTCCTATTATACAAAATATGGATATGAATGTTAAACTAATTGTTCGTGAACCGTCAACAATGTCAGATGCCGTCAAGTTTATGATTGGCGAACAAAATGATACCGTTCTAATTGGAATGCCAGATACCTATATATTGAATGCCCAAGTAAATATTTATAAAGAAATGATGAAGCAAACAAATGCTGATTTAGTTTTAGGTGTTTGGGAATGCAGCGATGATATAAAAGGTCGTGTTGGACAGGTCTTGCTTTCTGGAGATAAAGTAATTGGTTCTGAAGATAAAGTAGATAACTGTGATTACCCAGATATGTGGGGGACAATGTTGTTTAGAAAAAATATGATTAGATATTTAGATCCAACACTGGATCACCCTGGCAAACAAATAAAGGACTGGATATTAGATGGCAGAAACATTAGAGCAGTCAAACCTGGTGGTAAGTATATGGACATTGGAACACTAAAAGGATTAAGACAGTTATATAGAGAGATGGACTTGTGAGATTAGGAATAATCGCAAGATCTGATAACACTGGATTGGGTAATCAAACTAGAGAATTAGTTAAGATGCTTAATCCTAATAAGATTTTACTTATTGACTCATCACATTTTAATGAAAACAAACAACACCCAGAATGGTACTCTGGCTACAATGTTTTAACAACGAGTCATGGGATGGCATCTAAAGAAGAAGTTTATGAGTTTTTGGATGGCTTGGATGTGGTAATTAGCTGTGAAATTTTTTATAATAATTCATTTGTTTCTATAGCAAAAAAAAGAAAAGTTAAAACCATTCTTCAATACAACTATGAATTCTTAGACTATTTAGTAAACCCAGACCTTGAACTACCAGACATACTGGTTTCGCCTAGCACATGGAACTTTGAAGATGTTGTAAATAAATTTAGCGACAGCGCAAAGATAATACACCTTCCACCTCCAACAAGTGTTGATTTATTTTCAAATGCAAAAAATATTAATATGTCCAAAACACACAAAAAGATATTACATATTGGTGGCAAGGCAGCAGTAAAAGATAGGAATGGAACCAATACGGTTATTGAGATGCTTAATTATTCTAACGCTGATTATGAGCTGGTAATTAAAAGTCAAACCCCACTAGAAATAAAATGTGATGATCCAAGACTAACCATTGATACCTCTAGTCCAGATACCAGGGAGAGCCTTTACGAGGGCTATGACGCTATGGTTCTGCCTAGAAGATATGCTGGACTATGTTTGCCTATGAATGAGGCTCTATTAAGCTCTCTACCCGTTTTTATGACCAACATATCTCCTAACAACAGCATACTTCCAAAAGAATGGCTGGTGGATTCTGTAAAGACTGATAGGCTAATGACTCGTACAATGCTTGATATTTATGAAGGTGATGCCAAGATGCTTGCTAGTTTAATTGATCATTATTATGATAGTGATATATCTACCGCTAAGTCTAATGCTTTTGATATTGGATTTAATAATTTTTCTAATAATGCTTTATATGAAAAATATAAAGACTTGTTAAATCTTTAAACCTAAAGACTTAGAGACTGGAAGAATAAACTCATCACAGAACTTTTGCTTTAAATTACCAAGAGTCATAAAAGTTGCCTTGTTGTCTTTTATAAAGTGTATATTTGTTTTAAGATTTTTAATTTGAAGCTCTGTGTTTGTTAATATGTAAAACGATAGCCAAAGATCATCAATAATCCAGTACTGCTCAGGACAATCAAAAAAGTCATCATTAAGAAATAAGCTTGAATGACATATTAATCCACCTGTTCCTGCATAATTTCCTATTTCATTATTTTCTAACTTTATCTTATTATTATATACTTTATCTACAAAATGAGCCCAAAATGTTTTAACAGAATTTTCTTCATATTGATCATGACATTCCTGTATAAATGTATTCGGAATAATCTCATCATCATCAATAAAGATTATCTTTTCATATCCTTGTTGAGCTAACTCTCTTGCCATTAAGAATCTGGCAAATTGTTTAAATTCATTCTGGTAGTTATGTACAGTTACATCAACTCCTTTACCAAATTTTTTAATATAACCTAACAATTTTTCATTTCTATTAGAATTATCAACTATGTAAAAATCAAAGTCTTGGTTTGTTTGTTTTCTGATACAGTCAAAGGTAGTCTTTAGGTTCTCAAACCTAATATAAGTACACATAATTAACGCTGTCTTTGACATATATTCCTTTATGATCACGGCAAAGGGGCCAGAGTATTAGTCTGACCCCCTGCCTATTATACTTTATGCTACTTGATTATTCTTACCGCTACCAGATGACTTCTTGGCAGGTGCTTTGGCAGTCTTCTTTGCAGGTGCCTTAGCAGACTTTAAAGCCTTCTCTACGTCCTTAGCATCTGGCAAGATACCAAACGCCTTGTCATTAGGGTTAAGTGCTCTAATTGCAACTGGTGCAATTGCAGCAACAAGTGCTGTCCATAGATCCTTTGGATCTGTAACTCCTGCCATGTATAGGGCAAGACCTGATGCAAGTACTGATCTTCCATATGAAGATAGCAGTGCCTTTAGTTGTTCTGTATTCATTTTATTCTCCTAGGTTGTTTTCTAATGAAGGTTTATTTTTATACCCCTTCAATTCTGTGTATTCTTTAATAAATTTAATAATTATTTCTCTTTCTTCCATAGGCCAACCGTTAATTAACAGCTGATTAATTCCTTTACTTTCAAGCTCAACAACTAAATCATCAAATTGTTCATAGGTAAAGTATCCAACATCAGTAACTTCTGCTGATTTTTCTCCCTTTTTCCACACTGGCCTTAATGCATAATCTTTTAAAGAGTTTAGATCTTCTTGTGTTTTTCTTATTATCGGAGTGAGGGCTACCATAACATTCATACCACTTAAATCAAAAGAAACATCACTTAAGGACTGACCACCATGTTCATTTATGATTGTCCAGAATCCATTTCTATAATCCCTATATGGCAATATTATTTTATTACTATTCTTTTTAACTACATCAAACATGTATTCGTTTGTAGTTGAAACATAAAAATCTAGATTATTTTCTGAATTACCTGGCATTGTATTTAAAGAATTAACATAGTCAATCATGTAGTTTGATCTTTCAATTCTACTTGATGAGTCATTTACGTTTCCAATAATCCCACCAAACTCTAATTCATGATCTTTTATATATCCAGATATCAAGTTTATTTGCAATCTACCGCTGTCTATTTCATTGATTGATTGATTTATCATGCAAAGATATTGAGGAGAAATTGTGTAAGGTCTAATAGCTATTAAATACTTTATGTTTTCTTCTAGCTTAATGTCCTTGGCAACTCTAACAAACATATCTCCCTGTGTAGAGTCGTATGTAAACATAACTCCTGCAAAATTGTTTTTTTCTAACCTTGATATCTGTCCGCCATCAAAGTTGCCACCAAAATAATAAAACTCCATACTTTATTATCTCATACTTTCTTCAGTAATTTCCTTAATAATATTTACAATGTTGTTTGTTTCATGCTGACTTAGATTATTAGATATCAAAATACCATCAAAATTCTTTCTTTCTAAGCCATAAAAGAACTCTTTGAATTGGCTTTTTGTAAAAAATTCTATATCTTGTGGCCACCCAGACTTGTCAATGCTATCTATCTCTTCTTGACTTTCTCTAATTATTGGAGAAATATGTATCATTGATCTAGTTGGTTCTAGATTAAATTTATTTATCTTGTACCAAGAATAAGGGATTATACATTTATTGTTTGCAGAAGCATTAAAAACAAACTCATTTGTTACTGATATATAAAAATCAGGCAGTATTTTTTTTACCTCATTTAAAGTTTTTATATACTCTATTAGGTAGGATGATCTATCTATGCTTGATGACATATCATTAACGCTGTTTAAAATTCCACCAACTTTTTTTTCCTCATCATATACCCAACCAGATACGAAGTTAACAAGAATTCTGTTCTCTGATATATTATTCATTGATCTGTAGGTTCTAGACAAATACTGAGGAGATACTGTATATGGTCTTATAGCAACCATATACTTTATTTTTGTTTGTGGATCTATCTTGTTTGCAATATGTGTAAAGTAGTCTTCACCAAATGAGGACCAAGCAAAAAGAATTCCAGTAAATCCAGACTTTTCTAAAACCTCAGATAAACTTTTAAAGTCAAACTTATCTTGTCTTTGAAACCAGTATATGTTCAAGAAGATTCATCCTCTGGCAATAGCTTTTTTAATTCTTTATACTCTTGTGATATTTTTTTCATTGAGTGATAGTGTGGATAAGCATCTCCTACTAACCCATATTCATCAAAGTATGCAATCTCTGGCTCAATTTCATTAACAAACTTTTTAAGACCAGACTGAACATCCTCAATATATTCATATGCCCAATCACGAGAATCAGATAAAAATTTAATAAAGTTTTCTTTATGAACATCGCTTTGAGATTCTTCCTGTTTGGTACTATTAAATACATCTTCAACTTTTACTAAAGATATAGCCAACATCTTAACTCTTTGTGTTAAAGTAATAACCTTTAGAGTCATATAAATTGCAATTGATGAGACAATAAAAATAATTGCTCCAGATATAACCATGAATAGATCCATTTATTTTACCGCTTCCCTAGATACTAAAACAATTGCGCCTTCCATCTCTAGCGCACTTTTTAACTGAACTACATACTGTAAAGCTTTTATTTTTTCGTCATGAGTCATTGGAATAAAATCATACTCATTAAGCTTAATGGTAAGAAAGTGTTCATTGTCTATTAAATTAACAGCAAAGCCTTTAGGTGCAACGATAGAATGAAAGGCTCTACGCATTGAATCTGTATACATTAGAAATCCTTTTTTTCATCATCTACAAAGTTAAACACTTCTTCAAGTGACTGCCAGCCAATATCTTCTTTTATTTCTAATGCTGCAAGAAATATGTCCCATGTCTCATAAACATACTGAGTTGCAAGCTTACTTGGCTCTACAAGTTCGTTGTCAACTAAAAATGCAATTGGCAGACCAATATCGTTGTACTCAATAAAATCTTTAAAATATTTGTCTGACTTGTAGTCCATCCAAAGGTCTCCAAGTATTGAGCATATTGATTCAAAGCTGGTTACTTCTTTTCCATTGTTAGATTTTTCCACATTTCACCCCACTTCTCCTTGCTCCTATGTCTGCTAAACTCTCTAGATATTTCTCCATTTTCTAGATATATACCGCCCCAAACACCCCACTCTTTTCCAGATATACCATTAGCAAAGCATGTTCTTTGAACTGGGCAAGATTGGCATAAAGAATCTATTTTTGGTCTTAGAGATTCATCTTCTTCATATTTGTCAAAAAATAAATTGGTATCTGAATCAAAACAACGTCCTTCATCTTTCCATAAGTGTTGTTTCATATTTATACCTTATATCTATTTGGAATATCCCACCCATTACGATCAGGTACAAAGTTCTTAGCTAAAAACCACTTACCATTACGATAGATTCCATTAATTGCTGTTTTAGCCATATCAGACTGTTTTGTTTCAACAACTGTCCAGCCATTCCAATGAAGATTGTAGTTCTTGGCTACAATTTTTTCCATTGTTTCTAAATTATTTACTATCATCTTTACCCCTTTTAGTATCGGAAAATTCCAACTTCAACATTATTTTTTTCAGCAGTTGCAACAAGTTTTGATACAGGCTGCTTAGGCTTGCTAAGAAAAGCAAGATAGTTTACACTTTTAATATTTTCTTCAATGTACCAAGTAGGCACCTGTACAAATTTAATCTTTCTTCCACGAGACTTCATACCTCTTTCAGAAAGGTTACAAAACTCAGATACAAAAGAGTTAACAGCAGCAGGTCCTGCTGAGTAAACTACAAACTCTTTATCTCCATCTTGCATTCCAGAAAGAGCAACCCCCATCGCACGAAGAAAGACTTGATAATCATCAAAGTCAGTTGTTCCATGCACCGCTACTATCATCAGAATTTCCATCCTTTAAACTATCCAAAATGAATAGCATCTTATCAATATCCCTATTTGACATATTGTTTGTATCTACTGGCCTAACTGTCTCTGGATTTACTAACCCATCATCAGTGTCAGCCACATAAAACATATTGTTATGTACCCAATATGCATGATCCTCAATCATAAGAACCCTAACGCTATTGTTCTTCAAATGCTTTCTAGCCTGTGAAGGACGCTTAGGTTCATCAAAAAGATCTTTTGGAACAAAATGTTTTACTATCATGTGTATATCACTTTGTGTATATACTATCTTAGCAAAATGCTTTTTATTCCTTTTTACCGCTACTATAATTATAGAGCATGCTGCTATCAATGTCAAGCTGATAGCTAATAACTCAATCATTAGCTTTCCTTTTTAGGATGCTTAACAGTATAGTTATCAATAATAGATTTAATTGTACCGTTTTTATTTAAACGAACAATCTTGCCATTTTTAATTTGTGTTGGATTAAATGATCCAGCCTTCTTCTTTGGCATTAATAGTTACCATTTTCTTGTGGTTTAAATATGTGTGTCAATGATTGAGAGTTTGTATAGTCTTTACCAAAATCAGAAAATAATGACTTATCTCTTTCACGGTTAGCAATTCTTCTTGACCATGAGTAACCTGCGTCGCCACCCCATGCAAGCCACATGATGTATCCGTTAGATGGGTTTGCTGAGTTGCCCCAGTCCTTACCCTTCTTATCTACTTCATGGCGTGAGAAGTATGAGTACATTCTTTTAACAGTGCTAAGAGATATTGTTTCTCCTCTTGCTAACTGCCCTGCACGAGTCCAACCAACTGCAGTTCCTGCACCAGTTGCTTTGCCATCTTCTTTAAACTTAAGTGCTCTACGAGCTGCAGATCTTGCACCAGCAGGTGGTGAGTAACCTTCTGCTTTTGATACTGTATCTGTATCATATTCAACTGTGTCATCGTCTTCAAATAAGTCATCTGCTTTTTCTACTGGAACACAGTTAGGAACCATCCTACCGCCTTCTCCAGGCTTCATTCCACGTTGTACATATCCATCCCAACATGGTGCTTTCTTGTTCATCTCATCTTGACAAACTGGACAGTCTGGGCAATCAACATTTAGCTCTTTGCATGTTTCGCATCCACAACCTTGATATGCTTTGCCAATTGATGCCTCTGCTGGGCAACAATGAGATTTGCCAATTGATGAGTCGTACATAGCCATCTCTACCTCTGAATCCATTGTATGATTTTCCATATCTACTATAGTTGCATCCTGATACATCATACCAATACTGTATGCGGTTGGCTCCCACTTACCATCTTTTTCTTCATAAATTCTAACAGCCATTGCTGGATTTTCTGGTGGCATAGACTGAATTGCATACTCTGTTCCAGGAACTCCGTATACCCCACCCTCAACCATAATGTGTTCTACAACACCATGTACAACACCCTCAGATGTTGTGCCCATAACAAAGTCGCCTTCTTTTATCATATAACGATTATATCAGAATTCTTTTGGCTTTACGACTCTTTTTAGCTCTTGAAGAGACCACTTCTCTTGTTTGGAAAGCTTTGCGACCTCTTCTTGGTTATAAGATTTTTTAGTTAATGATATTAGAGGGTCATCTTGAAGAAAGTCTATGTCAACATATCCTTTTTCCCAAAGCACCATAAGCTCAGCATTAACAAAGTTAAGGTGGTCATGATACAATTCTGGCATTATTTCTTTGACCTTTGGAGTAAAAGAGTATAACATTTCCCCAGTATCAGGGTCTACGCCAGCGACCTCTATGCCACCCTCAAGAATAAGGTTATCTATTATTTTACTAATAGAGTCATCATCAAACATCTACAAAGTCCAGGAACTCTTGACGAGTCTTTGCACCATTCATACGTTTTACTTCTCTGCCATCTTCTAGAAGTACGTAGGTTGGTACAGACTTGATACCAAACTTTTTAAGTAGATCTATTTCTGTATCTGCATCAACAAAAATAAAATCAATCACTCCATCTTTTTTTAGCTCTTCTGCTATTGGTCTGGTACGCTGACAAGGATTACACCATTCAGCAGTAAAGTATAGTACGTGACTCACTTGCCAGACTTCTTTCTAGCCTTTGCAAGAGCATCAAAATCTTTTACCTTGGTATCACCTAGGTATCCCCATGCATACCCGTCATTAATCATCATGTCATTAAGAGATGCTGTGTCTCCATTAATATATACCCATCCCAAAATGCGACCATACTTTTCAGATGAATCCATTTTCTCAGTCTTAATCACAACAGACTTGGCATCCTTTAAAGCCTTTTTTAAATACTCCTTGGACTCAAGCCCTAATGCTTTTTCTTTTAGATCCTTTGTGCGAGACTCAGGGGTATCAATACCAGCTAGTCTAACACGAGATGAGAACAGGATGTCAAATCCTAAATCAATTAAAACATCAATAGTGTCTCCATCTACTACGTTCTCTACTTTTCTTACATAGTATTCATACATTATTTTCTCCCCCATTTAACTTTATTCCAGCCACGCTCATGGAAGTAATAAAGGATTGTTTTTGTAACTACCTCAAAACTTGCGATTGCACCTGCTGTAACTGGCTCTTTGGTTATAAGCCAGGCAATAACAAATGTATCTGCAGTTCCAATTATACGCCATGTAATTGCTTTTGTTGCTGATCTTTTTTTGGACACATTCATGCTGGCCACTCCATATTTTTAGGTCCCTTAGTAATCATGTTCCAAACTTTAAATACCCATCTCTTTACGTTTTTGCGTAGCCGATATAGCATGAATGTCTGCCCCCAAATCTACTTGCTCAATTTTATATCCCACATCACGACCATAAACAATGTTAGTAATGTTAGGTAATCTTAATACTAATGCGCCATCCATAAATTCATCCTTGGCAATATATTCTTTTACCTGATCAAACTTAAGTGGATCTTTCTCACTTGTATTGTAGGTATTGCGGACTCCAAGAAGTACTTGGTCAGTTCTCTTTCCAGCCTCTTTGTAAAGGGCGTGGTGGCCTTCGTGCCAAGGCTGATACCTACCCAGCATAAGAGTTGTAGGTGCAGACCAGTCATGAAGACTAAACTTATCAATGATATGAGATGCCTTTGCTTCTGCATCTAAGTTGTGACTAATAAATGATACATCAAACTCTGTTGGTCTTTCAAACATTTTATTTGTGTCTTCAAAGCGACCCTCTGCGATTGTGTCCATGAATACCAAAATGTCTGGCTTGCCAAATGCTACACGAGTTAGGTCTGTTGGACAAACAAAGTCAACGATGACTGGAGCAACACCTTGCTTAGCAATAAGTCTTGCCATCTCTCCCATGCGTCTTGCTTGCTCAATACGATCTTCTGATGTAAATCCAAGATCTGAGTTAACTGTTGCACGGACCTCATCTGCATTAAGATGAATAGCGTTAATACGTTCTTTTAGTGCTTTTGCTAATTCTGTTTTACCAGAGCCAGGCAGTCCAATAATCTGAATGATCATGCGTGTGGCTCTTCTTTTGCTTTGTTTTCAATAAGCTTGTCACGCTCATCAAGTATCGTTATTGCAAAAGACATCATTTTTTTATAACTATCTGGATTATTCATTATGCTGTTATAGTGATGCCCACAAAACATTAGTATTCCCTCAATGCCTGTTACTTGAACTAGTGCTTCTGCTGCACAAGAATCACAACGATCTGTTGCCTTTAATGTCCAGTCTAACTTTACAGCTTCATCTTTAATCATTGTAGTCATAGTATACTCTTACTTTCTATTGTCAGTGGAATAAAATCCAGTACCGTTAAAAACTGCTCCTACATTAGAGTATACACGAACAAGAGAAGCATTGCAAGTCTCACAAGTGTATCCAGGATCATTTTCCTTAATAGATCGTTCTTTTGTGTACCGTTTTGCACAAGGCATACAATCATATTCATAAATAGCCATATTCTACCTTTCGTGATACCAAGTTACTACTGCATACTTTGTTCCACTAGTAACTGGATGAGCAATGTGTCTATACGGATAGTTGGGCGGAAACAAGATTACTGTTCCTGCTTTAGGTTTGATCTTTGTATTAAAATGAAAAAACTCTATTTCTCCACCCTCATAATCATCATTGAGATAAATTAAAACAGACACAGATCTTTTGTATGTTGGATGAGTGTCGTAATGTGAATTAAAATAATCACCAACATCGTATTTTAACAAATAAAAACCCTCAGCATTATAGGGTTCCTGCCCCATCATCATTTGCTGTCTATATGAATCTAAGCACAAATCAATAACTGCATTACATTTATCGTCAAACTCTTTAATATACTTGTTATCCTTGTGTCTAGATATGCTGATTTCTTTACTTGTTCTATACTTAGTTTTTCTATGTTGTTCGTCTTTAGGGTCTTCAATTACTTCAGAACTCACAAAACTAATGTTTGAACCTTCATTACTGCACAGCATCTCTATATCTTTAATAGACTGTAAAGGATTTTCCCATACGTTTTCGTATATAGCAATTCCTGCTCCAGGCATTGATGTTGGGTAAATTTTTGGTTCACTTTGTGAAATCATTATTTAATCTTATTTCCAAACCTTGACCAAAGTCTTTCATGTATAAAGTATCCTGCAGCTTCAAATGCTATATACATTAGTGCACCTAGAGTTGCATATTCCCATTCTCCAGTAAACAAAAATACAATACCAGCAAGAACTACAAGATGAAATGTTTCCCAACTTAAAGTTTTAATTGAGCTCTTTTTAGTTGACTCCATTTACTTTACCTGGCTTGACTTTCCGCCACCAGATGGCTTCTTAACAACAGGCTTTGCAGCCTTCTTTGCAGCATCTGGAGATGTAGTCTTAACAGGTGTTGGTGCAACCGAAGCTGCAATCTTGTTTAGTAGTGGAGCATTTTCTTCACCAGTATAAACTGGACGGCCCCAACCAACTACAGCATTAACTAACTTCTTCTTATTGTTCTTTACATATGCACGAGTCTTCTCTACACACATACCGCCATTTCGCTGATCTCCCTTTGCAGTTCCTGAAGTATTTCCTTCAATAACTTGGATTGTTCCATCGCCGTTGTTCTTAATGCACAGACCAACATGTGAAATACGATTTACACCATCATCTGGGAAATCAAAATAGATCCAGTCTCCTGGAGTTGGGTCATCGTTACGAGCATCTGACCAACGCTCATTCTTCTTAAACCAATCTGCTGCTTGAACTGTTGATGCAGACTTTGGAAATGATTTTACTCCCGCAGTAAATGCACACCAAGAAACAAATGATTGGCACCATGGCTGGAAGTTTACCTTAATCCATGCACCATACTTTGTTTCGTTATCCTTTGGGCCTTCAATTGTGCCCACTTCTTTCTTTGCAATATCAATGATTGCTTCTAGTGATCCTTTAGTTGCCATTTTACCCTCCTATAGGTATCTATCTATTATAGCATTAGGAGGCTTTGTGTGTCAAACGATAATGGGTTCTGATTCTATGACAGTTAGCACATACTACTTCGCATTTTGCTATCTCTTTTTTTATGGCTGCCCAAGAAAATCCATCATGAATCATCCTTGATACGTTGTATTTTTTATCTTGTAGGTGATCAAAATCTAACACTATTGGATTGTTTATACCGCAGTCTACACAGCCAGATTTTTCTTTTATTTCTGACAGCTGCTTTTTAAATTGTTGCTTGTTATAATTTAATATTTTTTTGTCAGTCATCTTGACATCAGTATATCAAATTTTATAAGCTAGATAATACTTTTGCATTTGGATTTAAAAATGATTTTTCACCTGATAATGCTTTTTCTATTTCTTCAGATATAACTGCAAACTCTTCTGCAAAAACTTCAGGAGTTCTTCCTTCACCCATTTCAGCTGGAGTTCCAGCTTCAATTAATGCTTCTTTAAGAGTTTTTTCAATATCATAATTTAAAGCAGTACATGTAAAATGTTTCATTAAATAGCCGTCTGAATCAATTAAATATTTTTCAAAGTTTCCACTCATTTGTGCACCACCATAGAATCCCATGTTTAGCCACGGAGATAGATAATCATTTTTTCCTATTGCACCTGGAATTGTTTGTGCAACATTCCATAACTCCAAAGCTTGCTGTCCAATTTCTTTATATAGTTCGTGTGGTTCGCCAACTGGCTGTCCTAATCCATTTACTGATGGATCACCCTTATGATCGCTATACTCATTTGCAAGATCGTTGGGGTTTGAACCTACGATTTCTGAATAATTAAAGGTTGTATTGTAAACTTCTTGTCCATATTGTTGTGAATCTAGACCGCATGTTATACCTTTGGCCCACTTACCTTTTGTAACTCCTGGACCACAATAATCATTGGTTGGGATAGCAATTATCGCAAATCCTTGATCTTGGTATTTTTCTTGTAGCCATTGCAACGGCTCAAGCTGGTTTGCATTGCCACACCCTACAGTTGTATTAACAACCATAGTTACCTTTCCTTTATATTGTTCTAAAAAGTTTGGAGCGCCTTCAGCTGAGTGAAGACTGATGTCGTATATAGATTTCATAAATTGATTATATCACATATTAAAAGCCCCACACAGGCAATTCACCTGACTTGCGCCACGGTCTCTATCCAATGGGTAACTAATCCATCACTAAGGTCCTGTGTGGGGACTACTATATTGTACTACTTGATTTTGATTGTCTTTGGCTTTTTGTCTTCTGGAACGATACGGTCAACCTGCAAACTTAACATACCGTCCTTTAGCTCAGCACTAGTGATCTCCATATATTCTCCTAGTGCAAATGATCGTGTAAATTTACGACCTGCAATTCCATTGTGGATAACTTCTGGATACTTTTTTCTTCCATCAGTATTATCCTCAATCTCTCCCTTAACCAACAATGTTCTATCATCTAATGTAATCTCTAAGTTATCTTTAGAAAATCCAGCAACGGCGATAGAAACTAGATATGAGTCTTCCTCTAGTTTTACAATATTGTATGGAGGATACGATTGTGAATTTGTTTGATATGCTCTATTTAAGCGATTTAGCTCCCTATTGAAGCCAATAAAAAAAGGATCATTGAATAGATCCATAGCGTACTTTGTTACCATGTTATTCCCCTTTCAAGCGAATAAGTTAGTGTACCCCCGTAGGCAGTACATATATATTATATCAAACTTTTGCTGGTCTGGCAAGACTTGAACTTGCGACATGGGCATTAACAGTGCCCCGCTCTGCCAACTGAGCTACAGACCAAAACCTTTTACTTAGTTATTAAACTGTGGATATCCAATTTTATTTGGAAGTGTTTGCATAAACTGGCTCAAAGATCTGCCATTAATGTTTGTTACTGTAAAGACAGCAGCAATTGGAGTAGCAATAGAAGTTCCAGAACCTAGTTCAGGTGCATCACCTCTAGCAACAGCCTTTAGATTTGGTCCACGATTACTATAGCTTGCAAAAGCTGTTCCACTAAGTCTTGTAGCTCCTACAGATACAACTGTGTCAATGCATGCTGGAAATCCAAGACCACTAACACCATTGTTTCCTGCTGCTGCAAATACTAAAACACCATTTGCAGACAAGGTATCTACTGAAGATTTAAACTGAGAGTAAAGAGAAGACTGCTTTGCTTTATTTTTTATATCAGATGTAGTTAGTCCGTATACTTGGCAAGATGCCTGTGTATTAACTCCAAGAGATGCGCTTATTGAAACTGCAGTAATACCAAATGTTTTTGCATTTAGTGCAATCCAGTTCATTGCCTGTTGACGTGAAATGCTGTCCAAACGATCCATTTTAGCTTCTTCGTTAGCGATTCTAATAAATACAATCTTTACATTTGGGTTGGCAAAAAGTGCAGCTTGAGCGACACGATTTCCGTGATCCAGGCTTGATGTCCATCTTAGAACACCTGCTGATCCCTTACCATCTTGATAATTAGTTTTATTTAAACATGAAGCATTTGTTGTAAAACATACTTCATGAACAATATTTTTAACCTTTGATGAGTCAACTGCAGAGTCAATAATTGCAATTGTTGGTGCTGCTTGTGCATTTGCTGGCTCAACAGCCATTAGTGCAAGTACTGCGGATAGTGCTACGATTACTAGTTTCTTCATTTTGTTACCCCTTTTTTATTTGTTGTTATTGTTTGATTTTAAAAACTACTTGACAAGGGTCTCCGCCCTCTTCCCACTCTTGCATTTCTTCATCTGTCATGTAACTGTCACCTTCGTGTGTGTTACAAAATGGTTCTGTTATCCAGCCACGCTTGATTCCATTTTCCATCCAGATTTCAAATTCATCATAGTCAGACTCCAATGCCTGAATATCTTTTAATATTTCTTCAAACTCTTCGTTCATATTATAAGTATACCCTTATCCCTGAATGATGTCAACTGGACCAATACAAGATGTGCTGTATGCAACCGCTGCATTTAGTGCCAGAGTCAGACGACGCTTGGGATCTTTATGATTTTGGGTAGCATGAAGAGAACCCATAGCGAAGTCTGCTCCAGATCCTATAGCACAGAAGTCTCTGTCATAGGAAACCAATGTAAGGCCATCTGCATCATGTTCATACAGCTTTCCTTTTACTCCAATCAATAGGGATAGTTCGCTATCTTTACCGCCAATATCCCACTCACTGTAAAAAGCCTTTAGTGATTTTAAGAATTTTCCATGCATAAACTTATCAGGGTTGCCCTCTAATGCAGGTGGAACAAAGTTGTATTGAATAATCTGTCCATCAAATGTTCCTGCAAAACCAAAAACATAAGGTCCTGACTTCCATACCTTTGGTTTATCAATTGGTACTATGTAGCTACCCTCAGAGGCACCACGTTCTCCAGCAAGGTATACCTTACCGTCCTTCATTATTCCTGCAATACAAGTCATGCCTACCCCTAAGTTTACTGTATTACCAGTATACCAGAGGTAGGCACGAGTGTCAATTAGCCTAAAATATGACTAATTAGCTTTTTTATCTACAGTTTTAAATGCATCATTTATTTCTGCGATAGTAAGCTTGCCATCGTCCAAAAAAGCTCGTGCCAGTCTTTCAATAACTGTTGCCACGCCTAATAGACCTGCAAGCATTACTGCCTGAATTGTATCAATTCCTACTACTGCTCCAGCACCAAGTACTGATAGACCAGAAGCAGCAAAGACTGCTACGATACGCATCAAAACATTTGTCAAAGCTTTTTGTGGGTGCTCCTTTTTTGGAGCTTCTACTACCTTTTTTCTAGTTGTCATTTTATTTTTCCTTTCGTAGTGGTATTGTGATTAGCCATACAACTGTGGTTGCAAGCACTGCAATCCCAACAATGTCTCTGGCTGATCCTGTTAATGTTAGCCATGCAATAAAGAAGCCAAGGAGAGTAAAAGCTTGTGCGATTATTTCAACTCCAGCGTCTTTCAGCCATGTGAAGAATCCCTTCACAACTTTTTTGATTATTTTCATATTACCTCCTCATACCAATCATCATATTAGCAATCTGTGAAACAATGATTACTGGAATAATGACTTCTTGGGCTTTCTCTCTCTGATCATCTGTCATATCGCTACCTAATTCAGAGAAATTAGATAGTAATTCTGCTACATCTACATCAAGCACTGCCCCAATTGGATCTGCTAAAAATGCTTCTGTTTGTACTTCTGTTACTGCATCTGCTAATGTAAATGGCATTGGTGTATCCCCTGCAGATCCTGCTCTGTCAGTAAACTCAACAAATGCTTCAGCAAGTGCTGGGTTAGATTTCATCTGCTCAGCAATTTGTGCAACTTCTGATGGTTTGATACCAAGATCTTCTGCAACTTCTACCTTTGCTTCTTGCGTCAATGCTTTAAGGGTTTGACTTACTGCTGTAATTTGTTCAGCAGAAAGAGTAACTAGCTTATTATCTTTGCTTGTAAGGTTAGCAATAACTCCAGACAAGTCTTCTGCTGTCCCAGTACCCTTTTCAGGAATAAGTTCTGCTAAAACTTCATCTTTAATTTCTACATCTGGCTCAGTCCATGGGTTTTCTTCAGG